CCCCCGCAGCAGCAGCCCCAGGCCGAGCCTGGCCAGCCTGCCCAGCCGCCGCCCACCCCCCAGTCCCAGGTCAGGCAGGTGGTCAACGAGGTGGCCCAGGACAACCCCCAGGCGGACAGGAAGGCCCTGGAGCAGGTTGCGGAGGGCCTCCAGGAGAGGACTGGTGCCGTGCTCGTCCCCGACATCGACCCGCACGAGACCCCCGAGTTCCTCCCCCCCAAGCCCCGCAAGCACCTCGACGACTCCCTTATCGACGAGACCGGCAACCCCCCTATCCCCCTGCACAAGGGGGCAGGCACGGCGGAGGACGAGCCGGACGAGGACGTGACCGACCTCGGGACCATATACGGGAGGCCGCTAAGAAGGAGCGCCCCCCCTCCCCAGGGGCCGGGCAGGACGTTCATCAACCAGCCTGCCGCCCAGTACCCTACGGAGTACCCCGAGGGGTGGATGGAGGCCTGCTACGAGTGCGGGAGGTTCATCCCGGACCTAGACGGCGAGAGCCAGTTCTTCGACTCGGCGGACTTCGCCCGCAGCGCCCTCATCGACCACTATGCCATAGACCACCCGGACCTGAGGCCCCCCAAGTACCTGGACGAGATTGACGAGCCTACAGGCGGATGGGAGTGGAGGATAACCTGCCCCGAATGCGGGGTCGCCCTCAAGAACTTCACGAAGGACGGCGTTGACAGCGTCTTCTACAAGCACTGGACCGCCAACCACTCGGGACGGCCAGCCCCGTCGAGGAACGACGTGGAGGCGGTCCCGTACAGGAAGGGCAGCGAACCTCCGAAACGGCCCCAGAAGGGGGGAGAGCCGTCCCTCGACCTTACCGATAGGGACAAGCAGGAGCTTAGGGCCATGGGCATCCAGGCGAGGAGGAAGACAGCGGAGGACGCCGCCTCATGGTGGGCCGGCACCCCTGCCGACACCAGGCGCAGCATGGCGGACAGGCTGGGGATAGACAAGTACTGGACCCACTTCAGGTGGACCTCCCTTCCCCCCGGCGTGCAGGACACGGTGAGGATACGCATCCAGGAGCCTACCCTGGAGCTTACGGAGGAGGACAGGAAGCACCTCAAGGAGATGGGGGTGCAGGCAGCCAGGGGCAGGGGGGACCCGCTGCTGGCCAAGAAGCTCTACGAGGAAGGCAAGGAGGCCTTCGAGCACGGCAAGCCGGACGAGGCAGCGGACCTCCTGAAGAAGTCCCTGGACAGCAACCCCTACAACGGCCCAGCACACTTCATGCTGGGCATCGCCCTGGCACAGGAGGGGGAGATAGGGGGGGCGATATACGAGCTGGAGAGGGCGCTGAGGATAAGGCCCCAGGACAGCTACGCCTACCACTCCCTTATCAAGGGCATGGAGAAGGGGGGGCTGCTGGACTCCCTCCCGAAGGAGGTCTCGGACCTCCTCCGTGACAAGATGGTGTCCAAGGAGGCGGCCGCCCAGGACGTGCTGTGGAGCAGCGAGAAGCTCCTGCCCCCTGAGATGGTCATGAAGTACCGGGGGTTCGAGAGCGCCTACTACACCAAGACCCCCGAGCAGATGAAGCTCGACCTCGGCCTTACCGACGCTGAGCTGGCGAGGTTCAACCAGCTCCACGACGAGATGGAGGAGAGGGTCCGCAAGTGGCAGGCAAGGCGTGACAGGCCCCTGTCGGACTTCAGCGGCAAGGACGACGGGGCCCCGGATGAGGCAATCGGCGAGATAGAGGACTACGAGCGAAGCTATGGCCCGCAGGCCAAGGCGATGCGTGACAGGGATATCATACGGACCCACAAGAAGCACCAAAAAAAGCGTGCCGACTGGCCGTACAGGCAGATGCCCCCTCCGGGAGAGATATCCCGCATGAAGACGGACACGGGGGTATGGAGGGGGGAGGACGGCCCGTTCGACACCCCGGCCAGCACCTATGGCAAGGGCCCGAAGCCCCAGCCCATGCCGGACGAGTACCGCCTGCCCGACTTCCCGTCCGTGCAGCCCCACGGGGAGGCAAGGGCATGCCCCAACTGCAAGGCCACGGACGCCCGCCCTGTCGAGGACCCGGACAGCCCTGGCGAAAGCCTAATGGAATGTGGTAGTTGCGGGGCGTTCTTCTCCCTCTAGGGCAAATACATACTAGGGAACACCTTTAGTAGGCAGAGCAAATGGCCTTTCCCAAGACGGCGAATGCGGTGGTCAGAGAGCCGGTGCTCTCCTCCCATGACTGGGAGAGGGCATGGGGGAGCCTTGCCTTCCATATCCCCCTGTCCCCGGAGGCCAGGGGGTTCTGGAAGACCGCCTCGTCCGCCCAGAGCAAGTACCTGCTGAGCCACTGCACCATCATGTCCTCCGTGGCCACGGAGGAGGAGCCTTACGACTACCTCATCCGCCCTGCCAGCGCCCACCTGGTGAACAACAACGACGACGCCTGGTCCAACGAGGTCATGAAGATGTCCCACCGTACCTTCGTGGGGGCGTTCAACTTCGTGGAGCACTTCCAGAACTCGAAGTACGCCAAGGGGCACATCATCGACAGCATCCTGCGGAGGATACACCTCACCCAGGACCCCAGGGACAGCGTCTACTTCGTGGACATCCTGGTCGCCACGGACCTCTCCCACAGGAAGCTGGCGAACGACATACGGACCGGCAAGGTCAAGTACCTCAGCATGGGGTGCGTGACGGACCTCGTCATCTGCTCCTTCTGCGGCCAGAGGGTGGCCGACGCAGGCTCCTACTGCCACCACCTCCAGTTCAACAAGGGGGCCTTCCTGCCCGACGACGACGGCGTGCCGAGGCGGATAGCCGAGCTTTGCGGCCACAAGTCCCTGCCAGGAGGCGGGGTACGGTTCGTGGAGGCGTCCTGGGTACAGACCCCGGCGTTCCCAGGGGCGGTCAAAAGGTCCATAGTGGCGGAGGAGTGGCTCGGCCCTGCCACCCAGTACACCCGGCAGGTGGCCTCGGACGAGGAGTTCGCCAAGGCAGCCTCGGAGAACGACAACTACCAGGGCCTTAATGTGGGAGAGTACCTCCTCTCCATGGACGACGGGAGGAACCTAAGATAATGGCAGGACCCAACCCCCTAATCGCCGCCTACCAGCGCAAGCTGGCCGAGCTGGGCGAGCTTGACAGCGAGATAAACAGGCTGGACATGACCCTCCCCGAGGGCGAGGGGGGGAAGACCTTCGACTACCTTGCCCAGAAGCGCCAGGAGATAGAGCGTGAGATACGGGGCATGAAGGAGAAGATTGACCTCCTGTCCGCCTGGCAGAGGCTCAAGGAGGGCATGCACTGGTCCGAGGGCCTCCGCTCCCAGCTAGACGGCCTGGACGAGAGCATAGGGGAGATAGCCACCAGCAGGTCCGCCGAGGGCGGGGCCGGGGAGGCCGGGGCACTACCCCCGGAGCAGCCCCCTGCCGAGGCCCCGGAGCAGCCTGCGCCTGCGCCAGAGGCACCCCCCGAGCCTTCCCCCACCGAGGAAACACCGCCTCCGCCACCCCCAGCGCCCGTCCAGGCGGCCAAGAAAGACAACTATCCGATTCCTGATAAGAAGGGCAGTAGTGGCCCTAACCCTGAGAGAGGAAAGACTATGGCAAACGATTCCAAGACCTCGCTGAAGACAGCGCTAGCCGACATGAAGGCCAGCAGGGAGGCGGTAACCAGGGAGGCCAAGACCCGTGTCGCAGCCGCCTGGACCATCGCCAAGACCATGCTGCCCACAGCGCCCCCGGAGGCGCAGAAGGCCTTTGCGCAAACGCTGCTGGCGAACGGCACCAAGGCGCTGATTGCGGCCCTGAAGCAGACCGCCGTCAATGCCCACTATACCAAGGTGGCCGAAGAGTTCAAGAAGGTCCACAAGGTCGAGCTGAACGACCTGCTTGAGGACCCCTCCGTCCTGACCAAGGAGAAGGGAGCTGTCAAGTCCGAGGTCAAGGGCGACCCGAAGAGCGCCACCGGGAAGCAGGCAGACGACCGTAAGGACTCCGGCCCCCAGCCCTCGACCTACAACGACGGCCGTGGCTGCGGCGGCGGCACCCACTCCGAGCCGAAGGAAGTCGATGCAGGCAAGGCTGCGGAGCGCCCAGGGGCAGGAGAGCGCCCCGGCGACACCGTGAACCTGTCCGAGGGCAAGTCCGCTGGCAAGGAGAGCGACAAGGCGGACGAGAAGCTGGAGAAGGCCAAGGCGAAGCAGGAGGTCAAGGACGCCAAGAAGGACGCCTCTGCCAAGACGGCCCAGCCCGTTCCTCCCCCGGCACCGCCCGCAGCACCGCTCGCACCGCCCGCCGAGGGCGGGGCAGCACCGCCAGCGGAGCCTCCTGTCGAGGAGACGCCCGCTGAGGAGCCTCCCGCCGACATCCCGCCCGTCGAGGGCGAGGGCGCACTCCCGCCCGCACCCCCTGCCGAGGGGGGGGCGGCCGAGATGGTGACCGAGGAGAAGATTAAGGACATCGTCGAGAAGGTCGAGGAGGTCGCCGAGGAGATTAAGGAGCTTGAGAAGGACATCTCTACGGAGACCAGGGAGGGCGAGGAGGTCCCTGAGGGCGTCCTTGAGACCGAGGGCAAGGAGCTGGAGGAGACCGGAGAGCAGCTTGAGGGGGAGGGCGAGTCCCTGGAAGGAGAGGGGGAGGCGCTCAACCTCGACAGCATCTTCAACGAGGAGGCCATCGACGACAAGACCTCCGCACTCGCCAACGAGGGGGACAACTCCGGGGCAGAGTTCTTTGCACCCTCTGCCGCCGTGGAGCTGGAGGCCGCCATCGACGACAGCGGCATGGGCAGCATCCAGGACATGTTCTCCGTCGTAGGCTCCGACGCCGACCCGCTGGCAGCCCTGCTCGACGTCAAGACGGCTGCCCAGGTGGCAGGCATAGACGTGGTCCCCAGCTTCACCGGGGAGGCGGCCAAGAAGTTCCAGAGCGACACGGCCGGCAGTGACGGCAGGGACTTCGAGGACGACCACTCCGCCACCCTGTGGGCAGAGGTCATCAAGACCTCCGACCTGCCGGAGTTCAAGGACTCTGGCCCTGGCAAGGGCCCCGTCCGGGTCCCGCAGGACTCCCAGCCCAAGCTGGAGTCCCCCAAGGACGGCGAGGCACCCTCTTCCCAGGGCAAGGCGGCCGCCAAGCCCGCTGACAAGAAGGCCCCGGCTACCCTGAGGAAGATAAAGCCGGTTATCGCCTCCGACAAGGACGCTGTCCGCAGCATCGACCTCGCCGACGCCCTGTTCGGGGACGGCGGTGCCGGAGAGGGCCGGTAGCCAGGTAGGCATGCGCAGTCAACGCCCCCCGGGCCAGCCGGGGGGCTATCCCCTTGCCCCTATGCAACCCAACCCATCCTACGGCCCCATCATGGGGGACCTTATAACATATACGGGGGAAGGCCTTCCCTCCCTCGTCCCTGTCCCCTCCGTCCTCCTTCCCGTACCCAAGATGCCAGCGAGTCGGGCTTACACGGCTGGAACCCCGCCAAACAAGCGCCCGGAGCCGACTTCCGGGCGTCCCTTCTAGCCGGAATTTCCCAAGTTCCACAACTACGGACCCCCTTATATGTAGGCGTGTGTGGCATGCTATAGCCCCGGATGTCCCTCCCTGGACGACGGGCTGGCTGGCCGCATAATCCAACCGCCTACGATGGAGTAGTCAAATGGGTCTAAAGCTCATCTACTACGGGCAGAACGACTCGGTGAACTGCACGCCCGACGTGCTCCTGACCGGCGACCCCGGCACCGACCAGCAAACGCTGATTAGCGCCGGATACCTGGGCGGGCGCATCATGGCGCTGGCAGGAGACCCCCAGAACGCAGTCGGGGTCAGCACTGTCATCGTGCCCTGCGACGTGGACTCTACCCCCGGTGTCTCGGGGATGGAGACCGCCAAGGCAGGCATCGTCGGCCCTGGCCCGTACAACCCGAACGACAATTACTACACCTCGACGGCGACCACCACCGTGGCGGCGGGCAACATCCCCTTCGGGACGCTGCTCAACGGCCCTGGCGAGTTCTCTGGCGCAGTCGGGCCTGCCGGTTCCAAGAAGGCCCCGATTGTCCGGGCGCTTTGGCAGGGGAACCTCAACCAGGAGTCGTACGACACGAACTCCTATGCCCTGGCGGCCTATGCAGTAGGACAGTACGTCTACGCCGGGGGCAGCACCAGCCCTCACGCCTCCAACGTGGGACTGTACACCTCGTCTGGAAACTACTCCCAGACGGCGGGCAACCGCATCCCCGTGGGAATCTGCACTCACGTGCCGACCACCCAGGAGCCTTGGCTCGGCGTAGCCAGCCTGCTATAAGGCAGCGAGAGGAGACAAACAGATGGCAAACCTTTCCCGCACTCAACAGCAGACGGCAATGCTAGGCCAACTGCTGAAGACGGCCGGCGGCCGGCAGAAGCTAGCCGCTAGCCTCGGACCGTCCCTCCGCAGGCGTCGTGACTACATGAGCATCGCACGCAAGGCGCTCATGGTCGAGACCCTGCCGGACGGCGCTCTGCCCATCTACGACAAGGAGTTCGACATTGCCGCCCAGACCGTTTCCGGTCCTGCGGGCGGGTCCTTTGTCGAGGCCTTCGTGGTGGGCGAGGAGGGCGGCGACATCGTTCGGGTCACCAAGCCGAAGCGTGTCACCGTTCCGACGTTTGAAATCGTGTCGAACCCGATGATTCCCATCACGCAGATTAAGGAGCGTCGGTTCGACCTGGTCGCCCGCTCCCTCAACCTGGCGAAGGCCGAGGTTGGGGCAGCCGAGGACGGGTACGTCTTCGGGCTGTTCGACGCCGTGGCAGCCGCAGCCAACGCCCAGGTGGTGCTGGACAACGCAGCCAGGGCCGGCAGCGGCCTGTTCGACCCCGTCTACAACGGGGACATAGCCATCAGCCCGCCCATCGACCTCAACTCGATGGCTGACGGCTTCGGGCAGGTGCAGCGGCACGACCTGTCTGTGGCGTTCTGCTTCTTCAACCCGAGGGACTACACGGACCTCCTGAAGTGGACGCAGCAGAACATCGACCGTGAGACGCAGCGCAAGCTGCTCAAGACCGGCGTCATGGGATACCTGTGGGGAGCCACCCTCCTCCAGTCCCGTAAGGTCGGCTTCGGGTGCGTCTACATCCTGGCGGACGCCGAGTTCCTGGGCGTCATCCCGGAGCGTATCCCGCTCACCGTCATGTCCGCCGACAGGCCGGACCTCAGGCAGATTGGGTTCAGCATCTTCGAGAACCTGGGCTTCCTGGTGTTTAACCCCTCCGGCGTGCAGCGGCTCACCGTCACCGGGCGCTACAAGGCCTGGGACGGCTCGACCAACCAGGGCGAGAACTAAAGCCCTTCATCAACAGTCCTCCAAGGCGGGGGCCCAACAGGGCCCTCGCCTTCCTGTCTCTCCCCCCCCGACACACCGAAAACCTCAGTATTATGGGGCATGAGCCTGCCTATACGCTTCGAGAAGGTGGACTCCCGCTACTACCGCAGCGGACGCCCCGCCCTCAGGGACTACGAGGAGCTGGCCACCAAGGTCAGGTCCATCGTCAACCTGGAGGGGCATAGCCAGGCCTCCGCCGAGGTAGAGGCCTGCCTCCCCTACATCATCGAGCACCTCTGGTTCCCTATCAGCGTGGAGCAGATATACATGGAGGGGGTGCCGCAGCCGCTCCTGGACTGGGCGCTGAACTCCATGGATAGCCTCCCGACCCCGGTGCTCATCCACTGCCAGCACGGGGAGGACCGTACCGGGATGGTGGTGGCCATAATACGCATCCGCTCGGGATGGAGCTACGGGGATGCTATTAAGGAGGCTGTCTCCCACGGCTACCGCCAGCTACTCAACCGGGGGCTGGACGAGGTCCTGGAGAGGTATGCCGCTTGCCTTGGGGACAAGGCCAAGGACGGGGAGCAGGGATGACGAACTATGTGGCCAGCACGACCATAAACTTCGAGAAGTCAAGGTTCTACGTCCGCCCAGGGGACATGCTCTCCTACGACCCCCAGCACAGCGGCGGGTCGCTTGCCATATACCGGAACGGACAGCTTGTCAAGGTCCTCAGGGTAGAGTCCCTGGCCATCGAGGCGTTCCTGAAGAGCAGGTTCATATCCGAGGTCAGGGTACCTGCCAAGCCCGGCCCCCCGGCGACCAAGGAGGCTCCTCCCAGGGAGAATGCCGGGACAATCACCATAGATACCCTCGCCAGCGGGTATGCCAGCCCGCTCAAGGCGGCCGAGCCTGCCCCCGACCCGCACGGCCTGCTTACCCCGCCAAGCGACCCCCCTCTTACCAGCCCGCACCTTACCGGCTTCAAGCGCCTGCTCCCTGACTACAATGCATTCCCCTCCGACCTGGGCGTGGCGCTCGTGGACGGCCAGGCAAGAGTCGGGCCTCCAGGGGAGACCCCCAAGAGGGAGAGGAAGAGGAAGAAGCCTGCCCCCGCAGGCGAGATTGACTTCGCCGTGCATCCTCCCGACCCTCCCCCGTCCCAGGTACAAGGCCCTAGTGACCCGCCAGAGCAACCCGAGCATAACCGAATAAGCGAACCATAGATTGAGGGGTCTATGGCCTTTGCAAGCCTCCCATCCAGCCTGGACACTAGGCTCTGGGTACAGGTTCCCGTAATCGTCCTCCACCCTCCGTACACGAAGGTGGCGATAAGCCTCCCGGAGCTGGTGAGGCAGACGAACGCCTTCAGCGTGAAGCGGAGGGCAGGGTGCCAGCCTACCCTGAAGCGGAGCCGTCCCAAGGAGCTTTACCTGGAGTACAACGTGGTGTGCCACGAGAGCTACTCCGACCCCCGTGGCCATGACGTGCAGGTCCAGTTCGACCTCTCCCAGGTGGAGGAGACCCAGGACGCCAAGAGGCTGGACGTAAGGGTAAGCTGCTCCTGCCCGGCGTTCCTCTACTGGGGGGCGCAGTGGAACCTCCATCAGCGGGACGGGCTGCACGGGCAGGCCCGCCCCCTCCTCCAGGCACCGACTCAGAGGCTCGACCTGCGGGGGAACTTCGTCATCTGCAAGCACGTCAAGGCCGTGTTCGAGCGCATACTGCCGGCCATCCAGCACAACATCACCAAGGTCGTGCGTGAGCGGGAGGTGAAGCGCACCAAGGAGCGCATGCTGAAGGAGGAGCGCCCGACCGAGAAGGAGAAGCGCCTGCACCGGGAGCAGATGGAGATGAGGATGAAGAAGGACATCGACCGCATCCTCAGGACCAGGGACCCGGACGAGAGGGAGAGGCTGATAAAGGAGCTGGTGGAGAAGGAGAAGAAGCGCCTCTACAAGCAGGTGGAGACGGAGCGGGGGGAGAGGCCCAGGAGGAAGCCCCCTGCCGTGCCCCGGCCATCCCCCCCGGCGGCCCCAGGCCCTCCCCCCGAGGAGAAGAAGAAGGTCGTCAAGAGGGACGAGCCTGCCACTGCCCCCCCCAAGCCCCCCGTGCCTCCCAGGCCCCCCAGGGAGGAGCCTGGCCTGGAGGACCTGGTCAAGGAGGAGGAGAGGAAGCTGCGGGCCAGGAAGCCCCCCGAGAAGGGAGGGGTGCGCAAGTGATTACAGCGATAGTGAACGCCCCGTACTCCAACCGTATCCAGCTCGCCCTGGAGGGATGGGTAGGGCCCTTCGTGCGCCCGCTCAGCCCCCCTGTCCCCTTCGACCCCACGGACCCCAAGGTCCTGGAGGTGTACATAGACGGCAGGCCCGCCAGGGTCAGCACCTTCTCCTTCGACAGCATCAACAACCGCTACCTGCTCTTCATGGAGGACGCCTTCGACCCCTCCACGGCGGTGGTCCAGACCATACACCACATGCCCAAGCCCCCGTACCAGTACGGGGTGCCCGTGCCGGCCAACCCCATCCCAGCCATCACCAGCCTCGACCCCCCGTCGGCCCCCTCCGGCCACAGCGCCCAAGTGCTGACCATAGACGGCGCAGACTTTATGCCTACCTCCACTGCCACCTACAACGGCGTCCCCCACACCTTTACCTACGCCTCCGCTGGCCAGGGGGCCATACCCCTTACCTCGGGCGACCAGGCGGCGGCGGGCAGCTACCCCGTGGTGGTCACCAACCCCCCTCCCGGAGGGGGGGCGTCCAACGCCGTGGACTTCAGCGTCGTCTCGTCCCTGCTGCCCGCCCTCTACATAGGCGACGCCGACAACGGGGCAGTCCGCCTCGTTGACCAGGCCGGGGACATCCACACCCCCGTGTTCGCCAGCGCCGACCCGCTGCTCTCCTATACCCAGGGCATATGGGCACCGCTCAACTTCGCAGCCGGGGCAGGCGGAAGCCTCTATATCCTTGACGCCAACACAGTAGGCATATGGCAGGTAAGCACGTCCTATGTAATGACCAGGGTGGCCGGCACCGCTACCGGGACGACCGGCACCCCCATCCCCGGCCCTGCCACGAGCAGCCCGCTCCCCACCGAGCCTTGGCTGGCCGCCGACCCCTCGGGCAACCTGTTCGTCGGGGACTTCCAGCACCACAAGGTCTATGCCGTCAACATGCAGGCCTCCCCCCAGACCATCCTCGGGGTGAGCATCGCCGCAGGCGACATCGCCCTGGTGGCAGGCACGGGCACGGCAGGGTTCAGCGGCGACGGCGGGCCGGCGCTCAGCGCCACCTTCCGCTACCCGCAGGGCCTTGCCTGCGACTCCTCCGGCAGCCTGTACGTGTGCGACGAGCAGAACTACTGCGTGAGGAAGATTGACACCTCGGGCAACATCAGCACAGTGGCGGGGCAGGGGCATGTCTACGGGCAGGCAGGGGACGGCGGCCTGGCTACCCTGGCCACCATGACGGAGCTTTACGGCCTGGGGATAGACCCCAGCGGCAACCTCTACATAGCGGACATGGACTCCCCCAAGATACGGGCCGTCAACATGACGGGCGGGCCTGCCGTCATCTGCGGCATAGCCATAGCGGCCGGGCACATCGACACCGTGGCAGGCACGGGGACGGCGGGGGATACCGGCGACGAGGGCCCCGCCATCTCGGCGGAGATAGGCGCAAACATACTACAGCTCTGCACCGACGCTTCCGGCAGCCTCTACCTCACGGACTTCTACAACAACCGTGCCAGGAGGGTGGACTCGGGCGGCACGATACATGCCTTCGCAGGCACGGGGACGGCGGGGTACAGCGGGGACGGGGGCGCAGCCACGGCCGCCGACCTGGGGGAGGCAGAGGGCATAATATACCTCCCTGCCCCCGTGCAGAGCACCCCGACCTTCACGGTCGGCCTGGTGCCCAGCACCCCCCTGCCCCACACCCTGTCCTATGCCACCGAGAACAGCCTGACGGCGTCCCTGGCGTCCCTGGGCGGGAACTCCGTGCCAGCCGCCAAGACCAACGTAGGCTACCTGGAGGTGGGCGGGGACGCCGACATCCTGAGCCTGGACATGGCCTCCTTCCCGCAGCTATTCTACCTGGACTGCCACGGGAACTCGGGCATGGCGTCCCTCGCCCTGGCGGGAACCTACGTGACATACCTCAACGCCAACTCCTGTGCCCTAGGCCAGGCGTCCGTGGACGCCGTGCTGGTGGCCCTGGACGGGAACGGCCTGCTCAACGGGACCGTCAACCTCGGCGGGGCAGGGAACTCCGCCCCCTCCGCCACGGGGCTTGCCGCTGCCAGCAGCCTGCAAACCAGCAAGGGATGGAGCGTGACCCACAACTAGCATGAGCCTACTGCGCCCCAGCATCGTCTACCTGTCGAGCAGCGAGAACCCCTCCCTGACCGGCGACAACGTGACCTTCACGGCCGACGTGTACCCCAGCGTCACGGTGGTGCAGAGCACCAGCGGCACCAACGGGCTGTACTCCCCCTCCGTGACCCTCACCCTCGGGAGCTTCCCCACCCTGGGCAACACCCTCCTGGTGTTCGGCGGCATCCCCATCTCGGCGGCCGGCGCTGCCTCCGCCCTAGGGTTCACGGCGGCGACGACGTACTACGGCTCCGGAGGCTCGTCCTTCGTCCTTACGAGGACCGTCCTGCCGGGGGACGGCAAGAGCTGGACGGTGTCCGGCCTCCCCTTCAACAACGTGGCCAACCAGGGTAGGGTATTCCTGCTGGAGATACAGGGCACCCCCAGCATCCTCGCCGACGCAGGGGTGACGGCAGGCAGCCAGTACTACTACACCGCCCCGCTGTCCACCTCGGCCGTCTTCGGCGGGCCGGGGCTTGCCATAGCAGGGTTCTGGCACTACTTCCTCGGCAACGTGGAGAACATCCTCCCCACGGCCTACTCCTACCCCTCCTGGCTAGGGGGTACAGGGGCCGGGTATGATATCGTGGCCTGCAACGGGGACGTCCCCGCCAGCACCGCCGTGACGGCCACGCTCCTCTCCACGGTGGACAGCGGCATCATAGGGCAGGCGGTGTACGTGGACATCATGCTGCCCATCCCTACCGTCCCTACCGGGCACGTGGACTTCTACGACAGCTCCAGCCCCCCTGGGTACATGGGCACCGGCACGCTGTCCGGCAGGCAGACCTCCATATCCTCCTCCTCCCTGCCGGTAGGCAGCCAGACTATCACCGCTGCCTACAGCGGCGACTCCGGCTTCCTGCCCGGCAGCGGCAGCCTGGTGCAGACGGTCAGCTCCGGCACCTCCCCGACGACGACCTCCGTCGCCAGCAGCCAGGACCCCTCCGTGCAGGGGCAGGCGGTCAAGTTCACCGCCACGGTCTCCCTTGCGCCCGAGCTGGTCCAGTACAAGGGGGCATACTCCAGCCAGGCTGGGCGGTACGGCTTCCCCGTCTCCGTTACCCTCACCAGCAGCCCTACGGCCGGCAACACCCTCATAGCCCTGGCCAGCCTGTCGGAGCCGTACAGCGACTACTACTTCGACCTCCCTGCGGGGTTTACCGAGCTAGCCTCCTATAGGCCGGGCGTCAACATACGCAACAGCGAGATAGTAGGCTACCGCATAGCCCAGGGCGGGGACCCGGCGACATGGAGCTTCCCCTGCAACACGGGGTCGGACGTGGCCCCGGGCCAGGTCTACATCTTCGAGTTCCTGGGGCAGCCCACGGTGCAGGCATCGTGCGGGGCGGCAGGCACCCAGGGCACATACCCCTGGTGGCAGACCCCTCCCCCCCTCCCGGTCACCACCGGCTCCATCGGCTCCAGCAGCCCCTTCATAGCCATCTGCCAGTTCATGATGTGGATGATGGCCGCCCCCTACGACTGGAACCCGGCCTTCTCGGAGATGGGGGGACCGTACGAGCCTTACACGGACGCCCATCCCTGGGAGCTGGTGGGGGCGTCCCTTGCCAGCGGCCCTGTGACCGCCATGATGGGCGCAGGCTCGGCGGAGACGGTAGGGTACGCCCTCATCCTGCTCAACTACAGCAGCCAGGTCAGCGGCACGGTGAACTTCTTTGACAGCTCTAGCCCTCCCGGCTACCTGGGGAGCGCCGACGTCTTCAATAGCCAGGCATCCGTCTCGACCTCCCTGCTCCCCGTGGGGCTTCAGACCATAACGGCGGACTACCTGGGCAACGCCGTCTTCCTGGCCAGCAGCGGGAGCACGCCGCAGACCGTCACCGCCGCCCCGCTGGTAGCGGTGGACGGCACCCCCAACCCGAGCTACGTGGGCAGCCCCGTCACCATCGACGTGTCCGTCTCGGGCAGCAGCGGCACCCCCACCGGCACCGTGACCATCGCCGACGGCCTCGGCTCCCCTCCCTATGTCATAGGCACCATTACCCTGTCGGGGGGGAGCGGCTCCCTCGTCACCTCCTCCCTGTCGGCCGGCAGCCACACCATCTGGGCGCTGTACAACGGGGACGTCAACTACCCCGCCGCCTCCAGCTACTACATCCAGGTGGTGGTGGACAAGTACGCCCCCGTGGTGGGCATCGCCAGCGACCACAACCCCCAGTTCTTCGGGCAGGAGCTTACGCTGACCGCCACGGTATCCCCCCCCGCAGGGGTGCTTACCCTCCCTACCGGCACGGTCACCCTGACGGATTCCGTGACGGGCGGCATGGGCACCTATGCCCTCCCCCCCTCGGGCACCGTGCAGTGGACCATGGACCCCTCCAGCCCGTGGGCCGTGGGGACGCACCTGGTGACGGCGTCCTACAGCGGGGACGCTCACTACTACCCCGGCACGGCCACCCTCTCCCAGCTCATAGTCGCAGAGGGGGGCATATACGCCGACCTGCCGGGGTTCGCCCTGGTGGCCTACTGCTCACCGGGGGGGGACGACAGCCTCCCCCCCTGGGCGTCCTTCGTCGCCGACCCCTCCACAGCAGCGGCGGGGCAGCCCGTCTACCTGCTGTGGACCGGCCTCAACATCGCCTCTGTCAGGATGTACGGCGACAACGGGGTGGGGGACTCCCTGGACACGGGGGTGCTCCAGACCAGCGGCTCCGGCATCTATACTGTTTCCAACGGCTTCCAGCATAGCATAACCCTTAGCTGCGTCGCCTACGACTCCTCCGCCCCCCCGGACGTGGTGGCGTCCCAGGCCTTGGCCATCACCGTCACGTAGGGGCCTGGAGGGGGCCTGAAAACGCACTATGGCATACCTTAGTAGGGCAACACTGCCCAAGGAGAGGAAAATGGCCAAGAAGATAGCACGCATCGACGCAGAGAACATGAACTCCCTCTACGCCGCCGAGCTGGAGAAGCTGGGTGCCAAGGTCGCTGCCAAGGACGACACCGGGCAGCCCAAGGACATCCAGGCCTTCAAGGACCACGAGGAGTACCTCAGCACCCTGGAGGCCGCCTTCAAGGAGGACAAGAAGGCAGAAGGCTCCACCGACCCCAACGACGTGGTCCTCGACTAAGGAGGGCAAGCCGATGTTCACCTGCAAGGCGGCGGACGCCCGCCTGCTCGTCCCAGGCAGGCTTGTCGGCTCGACCGACGGCCAGCCGTGGGTAGTTGTCTCTGCCGTCAGGACCGAGGACGGCGTCCTCGTGAGCCTTGCCGACATCACGGGGGAGCCTGCCCCGCCCTGGACCCACTTCGACCCCGTCCCCCTGGGCATGTCCCGCTTCGCCGCCCTGCTGCGGCGGCTCGCCTACAACAAGGACTACGACCTCTATGTCAAGGGGGCCATCCGGGAGGCGGGCCTCCCGGTGGACCAGTCCATGGACTGGTCGAAGTACCTCTTCAACATCATGAGCAAGGGCCTGGGGCCCGCCGAGGACGAGGACATCGACGAGGTTACCCACTGGGCCATCACCAAGGAGCTGTACGAGCTTAAGAAGCTCAACCCCAACAACCCCTCCGGCTTCCAGCAGACCATAGACAGGTTCAAGTGGGGGCCGGGCCAGACGGAGGAGCTGCCGCTGGAGAAGCAGGTCACGGAGTTCCTGAAGAAGACCTTCCTGTACTCGGTGGACAAGGGCAAGAAGTACCTCAGGCGGATTATCAGGGGCCTGCCGAAGGGCTGGAAGCAGGAGGACGTGGTAAGCCTGGACCCGGTCGAGATAGGGGGGGAGGAGGCATATGGCCCGATAGACTACCTGGAGCATCCCGAGTCGGGCAAGGAGTTCCGTGAGGCCGAGGAGACCGCCGAGCTGGGCGACTACAGCCTCCGGCGCAAGAAGGTCATCAAGGGCAGGTTCACCGAGGGCCTGTACCACTGGCTCCTGGAGCAGAAGAAGCGGCCGGAGGGCAGGAAGAGGTACCCCTACTCCCCGAGCCAGTACGTGCGGCTGCTGCGCCTGATGCACGAGCATGCCCAGACCTACGGGGCCAAGCCCTCCCTCCCCGACATAGAGGGGCGCTGGAGGTCCCTCCAGCAGGAGGTGGGGAGCCACAAGCGCCTGGGGCACGACGACTTCGCCAAGCTCTTCGCCATGTTCCCCGAGACCATGGAGACATACGTCAGGACCTTCCTGCGCCTCCCCCCCGAGGAGCACCACGTGCTGCCCAACATCGTCCGCCTCCTGGTGAGGGAGGGGGAGATGAGGCGTCAGAGGAGGCTGGAGGAGTCCGACAAGGACAGGGAGTCCCGCAGGACGGGGCCGGAGCCGGGCGGGCCGCAGGACGCCCCCGAGGCGGGCAAGACCTCCGCCAAGCAGGTAGAGGTGCCCCGCTGCGCAACCTGCAAGACGGCGAGGGAGGTCAGCAGGTGCCCAGGCTGCGAGCAGAGCTACTGCGCCCTGTGCGTGAGGGACCACTTCGCCAACAACCCAGGGCACGACAGGACATAGCATGGCCGACGTAGAGGTGAAGAACGAGGGGTCAGTCGTCCTCCTCATCCCCATGAGCGACAGGGGGAAGGACTGGATTGACGAGAACCTCCAGCTTGAGAGCTGGCAGTGGTACGGCAACGCTGCGGCCGTCGAGGCACGCTATGCCGACCCTATCGTGGACGGCATGATGGACGACGGCCTGGAGGTGAAGGGGACCACGAGGGTCATACCCGAGGAGTCCGACCTCACCCCCGAGCAGGAGGAGGACATGGTCAGGAGGGGCCAGCTCCCCCCCATGGAGATGCGCTCCTCCAGGACGGCCGCCCTCCCCGCCCAGCAGCGGCCCCCTGAGGGCACCCCCGCCGCAGACATGAGGGAGGACCCCTGGGCGGCCGCCTCCCAGGCCATATCCCAGCCGGACGACCAGGCCGCCCGCCGGAGGCTGAGGCACACCGTGGAGCCTGAGATACCCGGAGGCCCCTACCACATGGTATCGTCCGGCAGGGGGTTCAGGTCAGCCTTCCTGCGCCAGCCGAGGAGGGATGGCTACTGCGACGCCTGCGACCGCCCCGAGGCGCAGTGCGTGTGCAGCCCCGAGGACTGCGACCTGACAAGGGAGAGGGCATAGAGACTACAGGAACCATTTTAAGAGCCGCCAGGAAGGCGGCGGAGGAGAACATGGCAAAGACGTCGAGGGAAGCCCTAAGGGAGAAGATAGCGGCGATAGCCGAGGACAGGAAGGCCCAGGAGTACGGCCTGCTGAGGGAGGTGGCCGCCAGGGAGCCTGAGAAGGTCGGGGAGGCCCTCGGGGAGCTGGCGCACGCCGCCAGCGCATGGGGGGCGTCCGCCGCCGCCCTGCGTGAGAACCTGGACCTGGTGAGCGCCCCGCATGCGGCGTCCCTGAGGGCCAGGACAGCGGCCAGGAGGAAGTACGCCGCCGAGTTCCGGCGCATCGCCGAGGTGGCCCCGGAGCAGGTCGAGGACGCCGTGGTCGAGCTTTACCGCTCCATCGACGAGATTGCCGCAGGGCTGGAGAACCTGGCGTCCCACCTGGGGATAGACCTTGCGGAGGCCGGCGAGGAGGAGCTTCCCCCTGCGGAGGGCGCAGGGGACGGGGACGAGGGCCTGCACGGCGAGATGCCTGTCGGGGGGACCGAGCCTGCCGAGGAGGACGACCTTGCCAAGGAGGCCGGCGGCGAGGGGGCGTTCACGACCGACCGTGACGAGGAGGGCAAGCCCAAGCCCCCTTCCAGGATGGAGAACCGGACGGCCACCGGGAGCGGGGCCTTCGTCACCGACCGTGACCAGGGGGCAGAGCCTAAGCCCGTGGAGAAGGCCGAGATTCCCGTCTCCCAGGGCGAGGCCGCCATCAAGCAGAAGTAACCCTGCCGCCGCTGCCAGCATCTAAAAGCCAAGGTATTGTATAGGTGGAGGTGCGTATGAGCAAGATACTGCTCTCTGCTCTCGTGTTCCTGCTTCTCTCCCTGCCTGCCCCTGCCCAGCGCCACGGCGGGCCGGCTGCGGGAGGAAGGTCCCCTTCCCCTGCTGCCGCCCCCAGGCCGGGCGGAGGGGGTACCCATGCCCAGGCACCTGCCAGGGCGGGAGGGCGCTCCTACGGGCGTCCTGGCGCTCCTGCGGGGCATCCTGGCGAGGCCCACGGCAGTATACGGGCACCCGGCCAGTCTTCCTACCATAGCCCCTACCATGCCTCTATCCCAGGGGGACGCTACAGCGCCTACTTCGGGAGGGGGCACCGGTTCGTCCCCTGGCACGGGTCCCCCTACTTCCATGGCGGACGGGGATGGCACGGGCACCGGGGGTTCCGGTACGGCGGGTTCTACTGGGGGTTCGACATCTGGCCCTACGGCGTAGGGCCCTGGTGGTGGGGCTACGACGACCCGGTATACATCATAATCGAGGGGGGCTGCTACTATGCCTACGACGACCTGCACCCTGGGCAGAGGGTAGAGGTGACCCCGCAGCCCGATAGGGAAGAGACAGGCACGGTGGTCATCAGGGGCGGGGCCAGGGGTGACCAGGTCCTCGTGGACAAGGCGCTTGCCGGGTATATAGGCGAGCTGGGTGCGTTCTCCCTCCCGGCAGGCCCCCATGCCCTTGAGGTCAAGGGCAGGGGGCCGTACTTCGGGGAGGACATAATGGTCCTTGCAGGGCACGAGCTTGACATCGACGTGCCGGGCGCTCCGCCCTCCGACTAGCCGTTGATGGGCTGTAGCCCGTGCGGCCACTTCTCGACAGCGGGGGCATCGGGGGCCTTCTTGCGCCCCGGCTCCTGCTGCTCCAGGGCACGCCGCACGCCGTCCACGGGGAGGCAGAACACCTTGCCGTCCTTCGCACGCTTCGCCAGGATGGGGAAGCGTGTAGCCTTGGGGCGCATGCCTGTGATGGTGTACCTCTCGAAGCTGAAGGTGATGGTCTTGCCGAGGTCGTCCGCCTGGAGGTCGTAGAGGGTGGCGTAGCTCTTGAAGTCCTCCGCCTCCTTGCTGTTCACGGTCCCGTCCTGGGACACGGTGCTGCACTCGACCTTGAGGGTGAAGTGCCCGCCCGAGAACGTCCCCCTCCCCGGCCTGATTACGATTCCGTGCTTGGCCGCTATCGCCTGCAACGCCTCCTCGATGTCCCTGCTGAGGATACGGCACGACGTCCTGTCGAAGCCCGTGATAGCCATAGGTTACCCTTCCTCCTGGTTTAGCATCCGCCTTACCGCCCGGTTCGCCGACACCCCTGCCTTGCCCTGCGGGTGCTCCTCCAGCGGCCTGCCGCAGACGGCGCATCCGGGGCCCGTATAGGTGGGGTTCTCGGTATAGGGGTGGTTCTCCGGCTTGAAGAAGTCTCTGTCCATCGGGTATAGTATACACCGTCCTACACGGAGCAGGCAGGGGATTCTGCCCGGCTGTAGTAGTTCTTCACCAGGCTCCTCATCGTCTCGTCCACCGACATGTGCCAGGAGAGGTACCCGTCCTGCCCCTCCCGGAGCAGCGCCACGAGGCGCTCGGCGTCCCTCAGCATCTCCTCCCTGCGGGCCTTCTCTGCCATCACTTCCTCCTCCCTGCCCCCCATATCACCAGGGCATTGGGCACCAGCATGGCCAGGAACAGGCCTATGACCGCTAGCCCTGCGCTCACCTGCCCCTCCTCGGGAAGTCCGCCTCGAAGTCCCGGTCGTTGAGGTCATGGTAAAGCTCCCATACCCGGCAGCCTACCTCCTTCTCCCATCCCAGGGCCTCCCGGTCCGTCTCCAGCCTGGGCTTCTCCAGCAGCCCCAGCAGGGCCCTGGCGTGCCCGAGCATGGACTCCCTGCGGGTCCCTGGGTGCAGTATCCTCTCGTCCATACCTCCTCCTAACCGGCAGGCTATACCCCCCTGCCCCTGAGCACATGGGAGACGGTGACCGCCAGCAGCAGCAGGTCGTAGGCAAGCCCCCTGCGGCGGCGGTAGCAGCGGTGCAGGCGCACCTCGTACCCCCTCCCCAGCGAGTTGACCCTCTCCCGCCCCACGAGCTGGGACAGCCCTGTGATGCCGGGGGGCATGTCCAGGCAGTCGGAGTAGCCGGGCACCGTCCTGGACAGGTGCTCGGCTATGCCGTACTCGTCCGGCCGTGGGCCGACCATGCTCATGTCGCCCACGAGGACGTTCCAGAGCTGCGGCAGCTCGTCCAGGTGGGTGCGCCGCAGCAGCCACCCCAGCGGGGTCACCCTGGGGTCGCCCCTCTCCACCAGGTCCAGCCTGCGGGCCGAGCCGTTGCGCATGGTCCGCAGCTTGTACATGGTGAAGGGCCTGCCGTGCCTGCCCATCCGCTTCTGCCTGAACAGGGCGGGCCCGGGGGAGGTCAGGCGCACGGCGGCGGCCAGGGCGGCAAGGAGCGGGGACACGGCCGCCAGCAGCAGCACGGCCAGGGCCACGTCGAGCGCCCGCTTGGCATGGTAGTACCTGGCGTCCGCCACTATCCCTCCCCCTAGCGTGGGTGCGGCCCCCCTGCGCAGTAGCATATGGCCCTGCCGCTCGCCCTCGCCTTCCTCAGGCGCTCCTCCCTGCGGGCCTCGGCCGCAATCTGGTTCGCCCGGTTCCACATCTGCGCCCAGGATATGCTGACCTCGTGCCTGCACCCCTTGGGGCGCAGCCTCAGCCCCCATGCCTCCACGTGGGCCACCATCAGGCGCTTCCCCACGAGGAGCGGCGTCTCCAGGCACAGCTTGGTCTTGCGCCTCAGTATGCTGGTCATCGGTACCTTCCCCTCCTTGGCCCCTGCCCTGCCACGTGCCCTGCGATAGCGCCCATGTTCCCTGCGATGCCCAGGATGGCGGCCACCGCTACGAGGAGCACTGCCGCTACCGCCGACAGGAGCGCCACCTCCAGCCAGTCTACCGCATACCAGTTCACCATGGCTGCCCTTCCTACTCTATGGTCATCACCACGAGGCCCCTGTCCTCCAGCGACACGGTGACCACCGTGCCGGGCGGGAGGGGGCCTGCGCAGTGCCATACCGACACGTGGTAGCGCCCCTTGGGGAACTCCATGTCCCTCGTCCATGCCGTCCCCCCGCCGTCCGTGAGGCATGCCACGGGGGCACGGCTCCTGAGCACCAGGACGGTTGCGTCCTGCGGCCCCTGGTGCTTCCACCACTCGACCTTCACGCCCGCCCCGCTGTCCTCCATGTGCCCCCAGGACACGAGGCGGTTGCCGTTGCTAGGCATCCTTGCGGTCCCCCGGTGCCTCCCCTGGGAAGTATACCCCCAGGTCCCTGACCATCTGCACGATTGCCTCGCACATGTCGATGTCGAACCACCCCTCGTCCGGCACGGGCCTGACGGAGTAGCTGCGCAGCTTGCCGGACTCCTTGAGGCGCTGGAGGCCTGCCGTGAACTCCTGGTAGTCGTCGTAGCTGAGCATGGCCCTGAAGGCCCGCTCCTCGTCCGGCACGGCGACCTTCGCCCTGGAGCCGAGCAGCATCCTTACCTCGAAGAGGCAGGTGTTGTCGGTCACCCTTATGGCCTCCAGGATAAGCTCGTCCATCCCCTGCCTCCCCCCCGTGAAGGGGAAGCCTGCCTTGTCGTCCCGCTCCCTCTTGTGCATCCCTGCCCCCCTCAGTACCAGTGCTCCGTCAGCTCGCTGACCAGCTTCCTTATCTCCCCGCCGATGACGGAGGCGTATGCGGGGGAGATTACCTCCCCCTCGGGGTAGTCCTGCCCGTTCATCAGCCTGTAGAGCCGCTTGATGATGCGGATGGTCGTGGCATCGACGTGCTCCTCCCACTCCGGCTCGAAGCCGTCGCTGGGCCTGCGCACGTCTATCCATCCCATGCCGTCGCCGATGGTGCCGGTCAGCATGTCCGTCTTCCTGCCTTCCTCCCTGGGCACGCCGCACCTTACCGTTCCGCATGGTACACAGTTGAACTCGCTATGGGTTTTCACTGGTCTCCTTCTCCGCCAGCCGGTATGCCCCCAGGTACCTGTCCCTTACCGACGCATCGACTCCGTATCCCCTCGGCAGCCGGTTCAGCTTTATCAGCTCTACCACGTCCGCAAGGTCCTTCTGCCTTCCCGAGGACAGCTTGGTGGATACGAGGTCTTCGAGGGTGAGCAGCAGGGGCCTTCCCGATACCTTCGTGGGCATAGGCAGGGAGAACTTCCCCCCCTTGGACACCGTGCTCCCCCCTTGCAGGAGGTCTACCGGCACCCTGGTCTCCCTGTCCGTCACGGTCATCCCCGACCCCTGGTTCTTCCTGAACAGCCCGCTCTGCTGGAGACGCCAGATTGCCTCCGCAGGGTCCGGCACGATGATGTCCACGTCGATGGTCATCCTGGGGTACCCGTGCTCCTGCACGGCGAACCCGCCACAGACGTAGTGCGGTATGCCCCACCCTGCCAGGACGCCCACGGCCTTCCTCAGGGTCCTGGTCAGGGCGGTCGTGCCCGTCGCCCTCCTCAGGAACTCCGCCTTGAGGTTCATCGGCATGTCATCTCCCACAGGCCCTTCGCCTGCACTGCCCTGATGGTGCGCCTGAGCGCCTCTGCCTCGCTGCGCCCCCTGCGCCGTACCAGCACCCCGTGGTAGGGGGCCTTCGGGCACGCTCCCTCATGTCTCCATCCTTAGCCGCTTCCTCTGGTACTTCCGGTAGCATCCAGGGCAGTCCTTCTCCGGCTCGAACCTGTCCCGCAGGTAGGGCATCCGCCCCGCTCCCTTGCCGCACAGGGTGGTGCTCTCCCCGAACGGCACCAGGTGCCCCCTTCTGCCGCCTGTGCTCACCACGGAGTAGCCTTGCAGGTCTACCTCTTCTCCGGCTTCAGCCATTCCCTGTACTCCTGGTCGTACCTCTCGCAGGCCTTGCAGCAGTAGGGGCTTCCCCCCTTCGCTGTGTTTATGCCGCAGTAGAGGCATACCGGTATTTCCCTCTTCTTGCGCTTCTTCTCACGTGGGTCCCTGTCTCTCATACACTCTCCTGTCAGTGCTTAGCGGTCATACCTGAAGACCAGCGGGACCTTTTCGTCCAGGTGGTACATGGGTCGGTCCAACTTCCTTACCCGGTCCTTTGCCCCGAGCGGGGGGCCGTCCCCCACAAAGTCCCTCGTGATGCAGTACCCTAGCTGTATCCCGGAGACGTAGGCATGTTGCAGGGCGTTCCTGAACTCTGTCTCGCTCAGCCTCACCCCCCCGTGCGGGTCAACCTCCTGGCTGTTATAGTAGTCCGAGAAGGCGCTGGGTATGCTCCTTCAGCCCTTTCGCTAGCTTTTTCATTGTTCCTCCCGGTAGATGTCGATGAAGGTGGGCTGCGAGGGGGCGTCGGTGCCGCCGCTCCAGCCCAGGGCGTTCGCCATGGCCACTATCCTGGGGAAGGATGCGGCATGCCGCCTGCCCCTGCCGTCTACCCTGTGCATCAGCGCCAGCGGCAGGGCACGGTGGTCCTTGAACACCATCCTGCCCGTCAGGGAGTTGTAGGCCACCCATCCTGGGAGCAGCCAGAAGCACTGGTGGGCGCAGACGCCGCTCCCGGGGACCATCTCACGGGCGCACCCGCACACGGCGCAGCAGGGGCGGCCTACGCCCCGCCGCCCGACCGCCCTTACCGTATAGCGCTGCGACTGGCTCTTCATCGGTCTCCCCTTGCCGTGCCCCTCTTCCTGCGGGGCCCCCTCTTCCTGTCCAGGCACTTGAGGAGGTCCTCCTCCTCCCATACCATGGACTCCTGGAAGCAGCCCAGGAACCTGACCTCGGCCCTCCCCTTGCCCTTGAAGGTGTCGCCAATGGCCCTCTGGATGTCGTCGAACTGCGGTATGCTTATCAGCCACTCCCCACGCACCCCGACCAGGAAGTCCTGGGATGCGTCCCCGTCCGTCAGCGTCACCTTGAATGCCCTTACTGCCATGGGTAATCCCTCCCGCTACTACTATACACCAGGATACACAGGGCGCTGGCGGGATTCTCTCCGTAGCTGCCTCCGCAGGTTCCTCCTGGCGCTGGCCACGGCGTCCGCCTTGAAGGGACCTTCCCCCCTGGCGGTATGGTACATGCCGCTGCGGTCGGACCTGGAGGCATAGGCATGCCACCACCCGCCCGCAAAGTAGGTGAGGCGCACCCTGTAGGCGCTTATGGAGGTCCTCTCCCTCATGCCGCTGCCTGTGCCGCCCCCTCTTCCTTCTTCCCGCTCCAGAGCTTGCTCCACTCCCGCTGGCGCTGCACCTCCTGGCGCAGCCCCCTGGCGGAGAAGTGCTCGATGCCCCGGTACTGCCATGCGTCCCCCAGCGGGATGTGTATCAGGACTGCCGGGCTGAGGCTGTACACCATGTAGATGGCGTGCCCGTCCGCCACGGGGAAGGTGATTGTCTCCCCCTTGCAGTCGCCGCTGCCGTGCTCCGTGCAGTACTGCCGGAGCTTTCCTATGTACTCCGCCTCGGTCCTCTGCCATGCCTTCCAGTCGAAGTGCTCGAAGTCCATCTCCGGGACGGGCAGTTCCCTGGGCGGTCCGTAAACCTTGGCCATTCTGCTTCCCTCCTCCTGCCTGGTATTGTCTTCCAGGCATAGTATACACCGTCCTACACGGGGCAGGCGGGGATTCTACGTCACATCCTGGGGCCCAGCATCTCTCCCAGCCTTTCCTTGTAGCGCTCGAAGCGGAAGGACTCCCTCGCCCACCGCCTTATCCAGGCAGGGGCCATCCTCCAGGCGGTCCGAGGGTTCCTTGGGAACAGCCTTCTCTTCCTCATGGCTCTACTATACCTTGGTCTTCGGCGGGCGGGGGGTAATACCGGTCTAGTTCATGGTGTTCAGGAGTTCCAGGGCCTTCCTGCGCCTCTCGTCCCCGTGGGGGATGCGGGCCCTGGCCCCCCTTGGGGTACGGCATGGCAGGCCAGCAGCCTGCCCGCACTTGGGGCATTCTGAGAAGCGGGTACTGTCCGTGAACAGCCAGCCCGAGAACAGGGCGGCCGTGACCGGCAGGTCCAGGCTGGTCGGGTCGGGGTCTAGCCCCCTCCAGTCGTCGTCAAGGGGCTGCGGAGTGCCGTCCAGGAGGAAAGCAGCAAGGGAGGACATACGCATCTTTGACGGCTTCGATACCTGCCAGTTGGGGGGCCTCGTCTCCGGGCTGCTGAGGTGGCCCCACCATACGGCAAGCTCCCTCCCAGCCCTCATGCGCCTCCCGATGATGGTCTTTACCCCGTCATGGATGCCAACAAGCTGCGCCCCGTCCCGGAGCCTCCAGCTCCACTCCTCGTGGGCCGGGGCCCAGACAGGGAACAGGTCAGGGATACTGAGCCAGAGCCGAACCTCTGCGAAGCCCTCCGTTGTCACCCTGACATGGGCGGGGTCTACGATGTTCAGCCCCTCATCCCTTCCTTCTCTGTAGGCATCCCACAGGTGGTCCATTCGCCATTCTTCTAGCTTCTTCTCTATGGGGACAATAAGGCCTTTCTGTCTTAGTGATTCGAGCTTGGCGGGAGAAAGCGGCATAGGGGCTACGCCTTGTTGCAGACGACCGCCATGAACTTGCGCCAGTCCGCCAGGGTACGGGGGGACTTCCGGTAGACGTCCTCCGCTGCTGTGACCTTGCGGACGGCTTCCTTTTTGGCGGCGGCTAGCTTTGTGGCGGCTTCCTTTTTGGTCTGCTTTGCCATGGGTGTTTTTCCCTCCACCTATATAATACACCGGAAAGCCTCTTTCCGGGAGGGATTCTACACGTAGATACATATTTCTACATGTTTTTCTTGGCAGGCTTATCCCGCTTCTTATCAGGCACTTCCGCTTCCGGCCGCCTGTAGCACTTCGGGCAGCGCTCCAGCTTTGCGATGCTGTTCCCGCACCCTGGGCAGACGCTCCCTATCGAGTATGCCATCACTGCCTCCCTCTGCATGGGTCCCTCGGGGGCACCATGCCCCCCCTCTCGCATACGTCATGGAGGTACAGCACCCTGTGCCTGGCCCCCCGCCTGTCCACCAGGGTTATCCCCCGGCGTGGGACGCCGGCCCCGTAGAGCCTGTTGCAAGGGGGCCTTCCACGCAGCAGGTGGCCCACTACCACCTGCCTGCACCTGGTGCATAGCCCCAGGAAGTACGGTACCCTCTTCATGGCAGCGCTCCCTCTAGTCATACCAGCACCTTGCATAGCGCTTCCCTACCTCGAACTCGTCGGCCCTCCCGAAGGCCTCCCTGAACGCCTTCCCCTCCCTGGTGCCGACCCTCCCCTCCTTCTCCAGCCCCTCGATGGTAAGGCGGACGTCGCCCCTGTCGGGGGAGACAGCGTAGCCGTGCGCCGTCCAGGAGGGGTGCTTGCGCATGAACCCCAGGAAGGCGGCGTTGCCGGGGCAGTTGTTCCAGGGTCCCTCTGAGGCGACCCCCAGGCGGGTCAGCCTCTCCAGCGCCCTCAGGCTCAGCCCCTTGAAGTTCCGGGTGCCGCCGCAGGGGAACCCGCTGGGGCTGGAGCCGAAGCGCTCCTTCCAGTAGGCGTCGGACTTGGCGAAGAAGGGGGCGAGTATCAGGTCCCTCTTGTCGTATACCCCGTTGCCCAGGGCCTTCCTCACCTGCCTGTCCAGGGCGATGTCCCAGAACGGCATCGCCCGGACCAGCCTCTCCGTCCTCGGGCTGTTGAACCGGTAGGTGTCCATGTCGGGCAGGGCCAGGGGGCCGTCGGAGTTGCCGGGGGTCGTCATCACGCAGCGCTCGCACTGGCGCACGCACCACTTGTTCATCTTCTCCCCGGTCCTGGGCCTCCAGTCGGGCTTGCCGTGCCCCCCCTCGTAGGTGCCGAGGTCCGTAGGGGCCTTTCCCAGGAGGCGGTCCGGGATATAGGCGTGGTTGTCGGGGTCTACCTCCTCGTCCCTCTTGAGGAACGGGAGCGTCCCCTCCTCTATCTCCTGCATGTCGCTGGTACTGGTGCCGATGCCCACCAGGCTCCCCCCTGCGTCGAAGTACACACGGGGGCGGCACTGGATGCCCCATGCCTTGCGGCAGTCGTTGTCGCACCCCACCCTTGCGCCCTGTGCGAAGTACACGATGCGCTTCTCAATCATGCCACGGCCTCCCATGCCAGCTTTAGCAGCGTGCGTTCCACCAGTCCCAGATGCCCTTGCCGTAGATGGCCTCCAGGACGGCCTCGAAGCACCAGTGTGCCTGGTCGTCGTCGTCCTTCCCCTCGGCATGCGCCTCGACTATCTCCTTCGCCAGGCGCACGACGCCGTCGAAGCTCGGGCTGGCAAGCGCCTCCGGGGGCGCACTGGCCTCCTTCTGCCGCCGCTCCAGCTCGGCCTTCAGCTCCTCGTCGCTTACCCCCCTCAGCCTGCTTGCCATGCGTATCCCTCCGTTTCAGGGGAGGAGCAGGCCAGGCGCTTACAGCCCCGCCAGCCCCTCCCGGATTCTCAGCGCCAGAACGGCGCACTTGCCGGCCTCCTGCCTGTTGAACTCTACCTGGACGGTGCTCCACCCCCCTGCCTCTATCCGCCCGTTCCACTCCTCCAGGTCCAGCGAGAGCCTCTCCAGCTTCCCTGCCGTCTCCTCCATCAAGGCCTTCATGTTCATGCTGTATCCTCCGTATGCCTCCGCTCAGCCTCCTGCTCGGCAAGCCGTGCCATCGCCCGTTGCTCGCCGCCGCAGGTCCAGCTCGTCCAGCAGGCCCGGCAGCTCGGGAGGAACACCTTCTCCATCGGTGCGCCTGGGGCCGCACTCGAAGCAGCAGTGGGCGCACTGGTAGCAGCACCTTGTGGTCAGGCGGACCGTGATGACACGCCCCTCCGGGGTCTTCTTACCCACTCTTGTCCCCCTGCCACATCTCCTCCGTGTGCCCGCACTCCCTGCACTGCCAGGAGTCGCCCATCACGTCGTGGACCTCCTCCATCCTCTTGCCGCACCCTGGACAGACGCCAAAGCGGGCGTCCGCCTCCTTGAGTAGCTGCCGCAGGGCCTTACTGACCCTGTATACCCTTTCCTCGGGCTTCTTCTTCCTCCTGGGGGCCTGGAGGCGGGCCACCACCTCGACATAGACGTCCCCGCTGTCAATGCCCAGAGCCTTTGCCACCCCCCCGCCTACCAGGAGGTCCAGCTTCCCCTGGCGCAGGGGGACATATCCCTTGTAGCTGAACCGCTTCACTGCCCCTCCAGTGCCTTGATTTTCTCGGGGTCCGCCGCCCTGGCTATGGCTATGAGGTCGGCCAGGTTGACGTTCAGCAGGCCGGAGGCCCCCTTCACGATAGTCAGGAAGAGGTTGTATCCCCCTACCATGTTGGGGGTCATGCTGGCGTCGCTCAAGCGGAGGTGGGGCACGCAGCCGTTGTCCAGGCCGTGCCCGTGGACGCACCCGAACACCCCCTGCTTGTCCGGGGTGCGCATGTCGGGCCAGCAGTCCTTGGTTATCTCCACCAGGGCCTCGTGAAGGTCGGCGAGCCTGCTCATCGGGGTTGGTCCCTCCGCTATAAGAATACACCGGGCGGGCCTGCCTTCCCCTGGGATTCCTCTATTGCTCTCTCATATAGGAGGGGTATGCCCAGCGCAGGCAGGTTCAGGAGGGGAGAGGGCTTCATCAGCAAGTCGGTGGAGGAGAGGGGGATATCCGTCCCCCACGAGACCCTCAACGCCGTGGACTTCATAGAGTCCCACCGTGGCCTGAGCGTCAGGCTCTTCCCCGTCCAGCGCCTCATCATAAAGTGCGTGTTCGGCGTCCCGATGGATTACAAGGAGAAGAAGGTCCCCCTCTACGACGTCTTCCGGGAGCGCCTGCTCACCACGGTCACGGAGTCCGAGGCCCTGCATATCTTCCACGAGGAGGGGCGCTGCAACATAGGGGACTGGCGGGACATCCCCGAGAGGGGGTACAACGAGGCCTGCATCATCGCTGGCCGCAGGGGGGGCAAGTCCCAGCTAGTCAGCGCCATGGCGGCATACAAGCTCTACCTCCTCCTCAACTTCCGCAGCCCCCAGGAGTACTTCGACCTCGTCCCGAACTCCCACATAGACTTCACCTTCCTGGCCCAGGACGAGGAGGGGTCGGACCGCCTCTACGACAAGCTGCGTGAGGACGTCAACCGGGCCCCCTTCTTCGCCCCCTTCTTCAAGGCAGGCACCGGCACCTGGATGGGGTTCATCACCGAGTCCGACCGTGGCAAGAGGGATGTCACCCCCACCGTCAACGTGGACTCCCACCCCTGCACCACCCGCTCCGTGCGCAGCCCCAGCAGCCTTATGCTGGCCCTGGACGAGTTCGCCCACTTCCGGTCGGAGAAGGGTTCCACCTCGGACGAGGTCTACCAGGCGGCCACGCCCAGCACCCTCAACTTCCACCATGCCGAGCTGCTGAACGGCTCCTGGATAAGCCAGGAGCAGATGAAGCACCTCGACCCCCCGCAGTACAGGGAGTTCCAGGACTCGCTCATCGTCAGCATCAGCTCCCCCTGGACCAAGGTCGGCAAGATGTACGACCTCCACAGGCTGGCCCTGGACAAGGGGAAGGACTCCAGCATCTTCACCCTGAGGGTATCGACGGCGGAGATGAACCCCACCGTCCTCCCCAAGATACTCCACGAGGAGCACGAGAAGAGTCCGATGACGTTCAGGGCGGAGTACGGGGGGCAGTTCCTCGACTCCTCCGAGACCTACGTCACCGAGGCCACTATCCGGGCATGCACGGACGTCAGGTACACCGAGGGGCCCGACCCCAAGCCCATCCCCGAGACCGCCCGCCTCAACCTGACGGTCTTCGCCCCCTCCTGCATCGGCCGGCAGTACTTCTGGGGCCTGGACCTGGGCATGATGAGGAACGCCACGGCGGTCGCCATCGGGCACCTGGAGCACGTCGGGGGCAAGAACCCCCTGATGCTGGTGTACGACTACATCGACCGCATGATGGTCGGGGAGAGGTTCGAGGGGCCCGGGGTGGAGGCGGTGCCCGGCGCTACCAAGTACGTCGGCTACCGGGCGCTGCCCCTGGAGGACATCGTCCTCTGGCTGCGGGCGCTCAACCGGGTCATGCCCTGCTTCCGTGGGGCCACCGACCAGCACGGCGGGCAGCAGCTCGTCCAGCTATTGGAGATAAACGAGATATACAATATCGAGCTGCTCAACCTCACTACCATTATAAACTCCCAGATGGCCTTCGCCCTCAAGGGGTACATGGACAACACCAGGTGCAGGTTCCCCTACGTCCCCAGGTTCATGCACGAGCTGAGGACGGTGGAGGCGGAGTACGTCGGCAAGTACCAGATTAGGGTCCAGGCACCCCCGGAGAAGGGGGCCACGGACGACATGTGCGACGCCGCCGAGGAGGTCGCCTACGTCGCCCAGAAGTGGCTGATGGACGAGGGGGGCCTGCACGTGGACCCCTCCGGGGCCAGCCTCGCCATCCAGGAGCAGATGCAGAAGCCGCCCGCCCCCCTCATGTCCCTGGACGGGGTAAGCATGACGGACATCAAGGTCATAGAGCGGATGCGCAGGCTACAGAGGGGGCTGATGATGTCCCCCGGCACGGTGGTGGTGGCCAACCCCTTCCACCGGAGGACGAGGCTGAGGTAAACCCCTAGCTACACGGCCCATATATGAGGGAACCTACCCTCTAGGAGAAGACTGGATGCTGTTCTTCCTGGACCCCAGCGCAGCGCAGCCCGGCCCGTGGACCTGGCTGATAAAGTACGCCCTCCCCGGCCTGGGATGGCCTACCCTTATCCTAATCGCCTGGAAGATAAGCAGATACCTTGCCAAGGCGGAGGACAAGGCCAAGGAGGTCCTCACCTCCGCCGTGAAGGACATCGAGGCCAACACCAAGACCATCAAGTCGGCCGACGAGAGCCTGTCCAGGCTTGCAGGCACCTTTGAGCAGCACACCAAGGACGACGACCGCAACTTCAAGGACATCTATGACACCCTGAAGGACCACCGGGAGCAGTCCAGGGCCATGCTGGAACTCCTGAACAGCCGTACGACGCTCTTCGGGGACGTCTCCAAGGCCATCCAGTCCCTTGCCGAGGCGATACACCACCAGTCGGACGTGCATGCCTCGCAGTTCGAGATTATCCGGGGGATAGCCGAGAGGCAGGCCACGCTTGCCGCCAACCAGGAGCATATCACGCAGGGCTTCCAGAGGGTGGTCGAGCAGCTCATCTCCCTGATGAAGGAGTAGCGGGACGGTATGGGTACAGAGGACAAGGACGACAAGGGGAAGGGCAGCGGCCTCCCTATGGGGAAGCTTGAGGACGCCCTGGTCCGGTTCGAGAACACGGGCCTGGCGGGCCCCGTGCTTGCCTCCCCCATGGAGAAGCTGGAGGATACCCTGGTCCGGTTCGAGACCATGTGCCTGAACGGGACAGGGCAGCATTTCAGGAACAGGCTGAAGGCAAGGGTGGGCACCAGGCTCCATACCATGCTGGCCCGGCTGGGAAGCCTGTCGTAGGGGAGAGCAGATGATTATAAAGCACTTGACAGCACTCGACACCAAGGCGGCCGCCGATGGCACCTGGACCTGGGTAGGCAACTGGTCGGCCATGTCCGTCCATATCGTAGGGCTGGAGGGGGACGTCTGGGTGGAGGTCTCGAACGACCCGGCCGCCGACCCGGCCCGCTATGCCAGCCCCCCCACCATACCGGAGGGGTGCGACATCACCGGCAACCTCACCTCCGGCGGCTCCCCCCCGGCCATCGTCGAGGAGGTCAGCATCGCCTACAGCCGGGACGGCACGCAGGTCATGGTCAGCCCCTCTGCCCTGGTATGGAAGTGGCTCCGTGTGTGCAAGAGCGGGGGGGGCGCTACCGATACCGTCGCCTACCTGATGGGCCAGGTGGAGGCCTAGCCCGTGAAGGGGTGCATGGCGCACTCCAGGAACCGCAGGTAGTCCTCCCGCAGCCTCGGGGCACCTACCGGCTCCGGCCTTCCCAGGGCGGCAGGCGGCAGGCCCCCTTCCCTCCCTACCACCTTGACTCCTACCTCGCCGAGGATGCTGGTACGGTCGTCGTCCGGGCCGACGTACACGACCGGCGTCCCGAACGCCACGCAGGGTAGGGCCGCATGCAGGCGGGACGTGAACACCAGCTCCGCCCTGCGGTACCGTGCGAGGAGGCCGTAGGCCTCCCTGTACTGCCCTGCCACCGTCTCCTCGCTGGCCTCCTCGTAGGAGAAGGGGGGGAGGGTATGGGACACGGCGACGGCGTCCCCGTAGGCCCCGGACACCGCCCTGTAGACCTCCTCCCCCGTGTCAACGCAGAACACCCCCTCCCTCTTCCCCTGGTACGGCGGCAGGGTAAGGGTGGCGCACCCCACCAGGACGGAGGGGAGGCCGTGCCTGCGGAGGAACCCCTCCGTGGCCGGGTCCCTGCACCCGACTATGCCGCAGGGCCTTACCGCCTCGGCCGTCTCCGTGGTCCGGCAGAAGGGGGCTATATGGATGCCCACGTACCTGACGTCACGGAACCAGTCCCTCCTGGGCATGCCGTAGAACGCCATCCACCCGTTCGCCAGCAGGACCAGGTCCCCCTGCTCCGTCAGGTGGTCCCGTGGCACGAGCCTCCGTGGGGCCACGTGCTGGAGCAGGGCAAGGGTCTGGATATGGTCCCCCAGGTTGTGGTTGAAGTACGAGAGCACGCAGAAGGGCGAGTCGTCGTCCAGGGCCATCAGTTCTTCGAGGCTTTTCATCTACCCGCCCCTTTCTTAGAGGTCCCCGGTGCCCATCCAAGAGGGGGGCTTTAGCTCCCCTGGGCCACGAGCCATAGGGACTGCCACTGAACTGGCTCCCGCACCGTGGCAGGGGAGGAGGGGCCGGGACCGGGGAAAGTCGGTCCTCCTCCCCAACTTACCTCACCAGGAACAGCACCTTCTTGCCCTGCGGCGTATCTACCACCTCCTCCAGGTGCTCCGGCATCGTCTTGCGTAGCTGCATATGGTAGGACGACCCCATAGGGCATACCGCTGCCACCCTGAACCCCCTGGATACCGCATGGTTGACCTTGTTCCCCAGTATGGTGCTCTGCCAGTCCGACCTCGGCGGGGGGGCAGGAGGGCGCTGCGGCACGGGGCGCTGGGGGATAGTGGGGCGCTGGGCTGGCGGCCGCTGGACCTGCACGGGGCGCTGGGGCCCGGGGACGGGCATGATTATCGGGACTGGCCGGGGCGGCACGGCCGGGGGCCTGGGCGGGAAGGGCTTCCTCCCCGTCAGCATGTCGTGGCACTCCTCCATGTCCCCGGCGCTCGGGAGCTGTGTCACCACCACCGTATCCTTGCTGATTATCTTCTGGAAGGGGACCTGGTTCCTGTGCGGGTCGAGGAACGGGGGGATAAGGTACCCAGGGAGGGGCTTCAGCCTTATGCCCGCCTTCCCTAGCACCTGCCCTACCCACCTGTCCTCCGCCCAGTCCCCGTAGAAGGGGGCGTCGGCCACCATCCCCATCGCCTTCCTGGAGAGCCAGTATGCCCCGCCGCTGGCGTAGTCGTACCTGATGGTCCCGTTGGGCAGCGGCGGGATTCCCATCGCCACGCTGCCGCAGTCGTTCCTGGGCAGGAACAGCCCGGCATAGTCCTCCCTCGGCACCGCCAGGTTGGCGACGTTCACGTAGCAGTCGTCGTCCGTCTTCATCATGCTGTCGTAGCCCTTCCCCAGCGCCCACCCGCACAGGGCCTTGGTCTTGAGCGGCAGGGACAGGTAGTCGTCCGGTACCCCCAGCTTCTCCCCGTCGAAGGCCACGACGTCGTAGCCCGCCGCCTCGGCGGCCGGCACCCACGTCTTCCTCTGTATGGCGAGCCTCTCCCTGTACCTCGGCTGGCCGCAGGTCACGATGGCTATGAGGGCGTTCTTGCGTGCCTTCCACCTTGCCTGGTCGGGCTTCTCCAGGTGCTTTATCTTCGGGGAGAAGGCGGCAGGGCTTACGGTCATCCAGCGCTCCGGGTGCCTTATGGCCCTGGGGTCCGGGTAGGCGTATGCGGGGGTCAGGGCCCTTGCCGGGGGATGGTCCAGGAGGTAGCGGTTGAGGTGCGACTCGTCGTGCCATACCGCCGTTATGCCCTTGGCCTTGTCGGCGTCTATGCTCGCCGCCAGCACCCTGCACATCTCCAGGAAGGGGTCTGTCCTCCCCCCTTGCAGGCACCCCTGGTAGTAGGCGGGGTCCCCCTCCACATAGGCCGTGGACTCCCTCCTCCTCTCGAAGGTCCCTGGGTACCCTGGGTGGATGACGGCCGTTATGCCGTCCGAGAAAAGCTCCTCCTCCGTCACCCTCTGGCATGCCAGCATGTCCACGTCCAGGTACAGGAGGTGCTCGTAGCCCCGCAGCGCCTCCTCCTGCGACAGGAAGGCATGGTAGCGCATCAGGGAGGCCCCCGGCCACCCCAGGTCCGCCCAGGGGGCCTTCGTGACGCCCCCGAACTCCTCCTCGCTGTCCGTGAACAGGATGACGTCGTGGGGGGGGAAGTTCTCCCTCAGGGAGGCCACGAGGGGGGCCACGAACTTGGTGTACCTCTCTCCCCCGGTCGCAATCAGCAGTATCGCCAGCTTATGCATTTCTCTTCTCTTGGAACGGGCGGTGCGCCCTTGCTATGTCGTCCTGCACGTAGAAGGACCAGTCCGGATGGGCGTCCAGCAGCCTCCTCCTTATGTCCTCCACGGGGGGATAGTCCTTCGCCGTGCCGAAGGCCCGCATGTCGTCTATGACGACCACGATGTCGTCCCTCCCCCACCCCAGGATGGCGTCCAGCTCCCCCTGGATGGCGCTGTCCTGCGGGCCACGTGCCGTCCTCCCCTCCGACCAGTGGGCGTCCAGCCAGAACACCGCTGGCCTTCCTATGCCGTGCAGGATGCAGGGCAGGACCACGGCGCTGTCCCCGTGGAAGAGGTGGACGTTGGGGCACCCTGCGAACCTTTGCAGGCAGAGGCCGTAGAAGAAGTCGGACAGCTCTATGGAGTAGACGTCCCTGAAGAACCACCTGGTGTACTCTATCGTGTCCCCGTCGCAGGAGCCTGTCTCCACCAGGGTGTCTATGCCCGCCCTGAGGGCGTACTCCACGAGGGTCCACCGCTTGTACTCGCCTGGGGGCGAGGGGTTATGCCATGCTCCCATCTTTCCCCCTCCTGAAGCCCAGCACCCTCTCGGGGTCCAGGCCCTTGCCGTGCCCGAGGTGGGACAGCTCTGCCACCCATGCCCCCATCCCCGTTATGCGGTGGTAGTTTATGCCGTTCCTCCGCATGATGTCCCCCACCCACCAGTCCTCTGCCCACAGGTCCATGGGGGCGTCCAGCAGCAGCCCTGCGGCGGCGGCGGTCAGCCAGTAGCCGTGCGCCCCCCAGATGGCCTCGTCGCCTGGGTTGCACGTCCCGGCGTACTGGTGCCCCTCAAAGCCGCTGCCCCTTATGCCCTCCCAGTCCAGCACGTAGCTGTCGGCCACGAACTGGAGGCAGTGGGTGTACCCCCGCTCTAGCTGGAACCTGGTAATCTCCTTCTTCTTCCACGGGAGGGCGATATAGGCGTCGCAGCAGCCCACCTCCACCTCGTCGGGCAGGAGGGGCCTCCCCATCTCCTCCCTGGAGAAGAACCCGTGGAACCTCCTCCCCCTCTCGTCTATGAACCCGTGCTTCTTGCAGTCGTCCAGGAAGCGGTCGGTGAGAGGCTCCAGCGGCACCTCCCCCGGCCTGCCCACGAAGAGGAACAGCGGCCAGGGGCACCCCCTCCCCCATGTGTCCCTTATCGCCTGGTGTACCCCGGTCATGGCGAACTTCACGCAGGAATGCACTGCTACGAACGGTCTCAGCACTTTAGCCACCTCTCCGGCACGATGTCCCCGGTGTCGAGCCTGGCCATCGGCCCCATCCATACGGCGGGGGCCACTACGGTCCTCCCCGCCGCCCAGTCCCCCAGCCATGCGCCCCACCACGAGAAGGAGCTGTTGGCGACGACGGCGTGCCTGCACAGGGACATCAGCCACAGGTCCTCGTTCTCCCTGCCCGGCATGCCGGAGCCGAACAGCCTCCCTCCCGGCCTGTTGTGCCCGACCACCCTGAGGCCCGGGAACGCCTCCCTGCACCACTCCGGCTCGTCCGAGAAGACGAAGAAGCGGGCGTCCTCCACCCTCTCCCTCACCAGGGCCATGGCGGGGGGGTAGTACCCGGTGTCCCAGAGGTTGCGGTGGTACTCCGCCTGCTTCAGGTAGTCCGTCCTGCGCACGTGCAGGAAGGCGCTCCTCCTCCCGGCCGCTGCAATCTCGTCCGCCGCCCTCCTGGAGGCCTCGCTCGGGCTGCGGCACGTGGAGAACCAGGACCTTACCAGCGGGGGGTCGTCGTAGTACCTCTCCGTCTGCCAGTAGCCGTCGAACAGCACCCCGTCCGGCACCGTGTAGACCTGGGGGTTGAAGGAGAAGGGGTCCTCGTGGTAGACGCCCGTGCCCGCCCTCCCGCCCGCCCCGAACACCGCCGTGAACTCCACGGGGATGTCGAACACCCCCAGCATGTAGCAGCGCTTGTGGTCCGAGTCCGCCCCGTCCCTGGCGAAGCACAGCCTCTCCCCCCTCCTCGCCGCCACGGAGCGCCCGAAGGCGTACTGGAACATCTGGTTCCCCAGCCCCCCCACCAGCCTTACTATCACAGCAGCGTCCCCCCCGTGGCCCCCTCTACCTCCTCCCACGGCACCTCCACGAAGGAGGGCGAGGGCACCCGCTTGGGGGCGGCGTTCCTGGGGTGTATGGTGGACACCAGCAGCCCCAGGTCGTTCAGGTCCCTGTGCCTCTCGGGGGGAATCCTGCGCTGGAAGCTGGTGTCCGCCCCCTGCGGCAGGTCGTCGAACCTGCCGGCCTCCCATACGGAGCGCCTGAAGGCCGGGGCGGCCAGCCACCACCCCTTGGTCATGTTCCTGTACACGAACGCCCGCCGCTGCCCGTGGAGGTAGTAGTACAGCCTCCCCGTGCCGCAGATGTCTACCCCCGCCTCGTTCAGGGGCGCTGCCTGCCTCGACACCCTGTCCGGGGCGTACCAGTCGTCGTCGTCCCATACTATGGCCGCCAGGCCCGTGGAGGACTCCATGGCACGGTTCATCAGCGCCCCGTGCCTGAGCCTGGGCCCGGGCAGCCTTATGTACCTTATGCGGGGGTCCTGCGGCAGGAGGTCCTGGATAGGGTCCGAGCCGTTGTCCACTATCACCCACTCCAGGCTGGGATAGTCCTGCGAGAGGAAGCACCTCAGGCACCGGGGCCAGAACTCCCTGCGGTCCGCCGTTGGGGTGATGCAGGATACGAGCATCGCTACCCCCCTGCCCCCCTTCTCCTCCGCTCGAACGCTTGCAGGTACCCAAGCAGCTCCCTTATGACTATCTGGTTCCCCTGGAAGCACCCGACTCCTGCCTTGCACCTGGAGCACAGCAGGCCCCTTACCTCCCGAGTAGCGGGGTCGTGGTCCACGTGCGACGCCCTGCGGTCTCCGTGGGGGATAGGCTCGTGGCATACGGCGCACCTCCTCCTCTGCGCCTCCCAGAGGGCCAGCAGCTCGCTGTCGGCCATGCCCTGGCGGTACTTCCGGGTATAGGCGGTGCCCTGCTTCCTGGAGCATTCCCGGCAGCGGCTCCTCCTGCCGCTCGGGTGGTAGGAGGACCCTCCGAACCTGCCCAGGTCCAGCCACGCCCGGCATCCGGGGCACCACTTCTCCCTGTCCGTATAGAGGCGCTTCCTCATGCTAATGCATCCGGAAGTCAGTTTGCCTTGCGGGGGCACCGGGCAGCTAATCTGGCAGGGGGGGCTGAATGTTCAGTCTACCGGCCCCCTATTTAGAGGCATGCCCCGCTAGGGCACAGGAGAGGATTGACATGGCACTAAGCATCTTGCAGTTTGCACGCAACTACACCGTATACCCCGAGGTCCCGCTCCAGGTATCCCTTCCCAGTCCCACGACTGCCAAGAGCCTCCTGGCGCTGCTGGTCTTCGGACACCGCACCAACTATGGCTTCAACATCGGAAGGGAGAGCGCAGAGACAGTGGCCCCCGTCATCACCGACGACAAGGCCAACACCTGGACCCTCCTTGAGTACATCCTCAACATCGCACAGGACTACGGAACCAGCCCGCCTGTCATCTCTCCTGACGCCTCTGGGAACTTCCCGAGCGTCTACCTGTACGTGGCCCCGTCCAGCGGCAGCCTCAAGAGTGGCGGCGTCACTGCCTGGGTCACCGACGCCGGGCTGAGCAACGCCAGCGTCTCCCCGCCCATAGAGTACGGGAGGCCCGTCTTTGACAGCGGCATCAGGGCGGTCCTTCTGGAGTGCGCAGGCACCACGGGGGCACCGGGCACGCAGACGGCGGTGGACGTCCACGGCAACACCATCACCGCCAATGCCAAGCTGGGCTACCAGCTCATCAACCCCAGCAACAACAACGAGCTTATCATCGAGGCGGGGGCGCTCATCGACAGCTCCGCCCTGGGCCTGGGCACGGGGGCCAGCTACGTCACCTCCGCCTCCTACCCGGCAGGAAGCTCCTACTGGCTCGTCCAGCAGACCCTACAGGGGACCAAGGCCAAGAGCGCCGGGTTCTCCAACCCCATAGGGTACATGGGCGCAGCAGCCGCCGTGGCGCTGAGCTAGGGCCCGGCAAGCATACACGGGGAGGGCACGGCCGCAGGACCGTGCCCTCCTGCTATATCCGTATGTCCCCCCGTGTTTTCTGGTATTTATCCGTATGAGGCTTGTAGAACGTCTTCCGGATACACTCCCCCTTAATACTAAACATACACCAAAATTACCAACAGGACTGCTAAAATCCTCCTGCATAGGGCATGGCCCCGGTGCGGCAGCCGGGCATAGGCCAGCATAATATAGGCTTGGCCAGGGAGCTAGGATGGAGTCAACACCCTACATGAACTCGGTGACCTCTGCCCGTGCCCTCCTCCTGGGGGAGGAAGAGGCGCTGGTAGGTGCCACCACCATAAGCCTGGAGACCCAGCAGGACCTCCAGGAGGACGACGTCTTCACCTACATCCAGGAGAACTTCGTGTCCTTCATAAGGATGCTGAGGTACCTGTCCCCCGAGGACCAGGACATGCTCCTGTCCTACTACCTCCTGGGGAAGACCCAGACCACGCTCGCCTCCATATTCAGGAGCACCCAGACGGTCTGCTCCTTCCGCATCAGGATGGCGGTGCGGGTCATCGGGGCCTTCCTGCTCTTCGGCGAGCCTACCGTGGAGGTGCTGGCCAGGGTGCTGGGCAGGGCCGGGCTGGAGGAATCGCTCAAGGGGGGCCTGTCCAGGGCGGTAATAGAGTATGCGAGGTGCCGCTCCTTCCAGGAGGTGGCCGACGTCCTGGGGCTGCACCGGCCGGACGTGCGCCGGGCGATGAGCCGGGCGGCACGGGCGCTCATGGGTTCCAAGGACAGCCGGGAGGCCGCCCTGGCGGCATGGATACACTCCCTGGTGGACAAGTCCAACCCCGTGGGCCCCGGCTACAGCAAGCGGAAGATGCAGAAGGAGGGGCATATCTACCGCAAGGACCCCGACATCCTGGGGGAGTTCTCCGCCAGGATAGAGGACCCCGCCTTCGACTCCCTGTTCGTTTCGAGGGCAAACAGGTAAAGGAGGGGCAATGGCCGCCGTGTGGAAGAGGTCGAGGTCGTCGGGCGGGGCAGATTACTGGGCGTCCAGCTTCTCCCTCAAGCCCGGCCTCAGGGAGAGGATAAGGGGTACCGTGGAGGGGCCGCTCAAGGCGGTGTGGATAGCCTCCCTGGCCCTCCTCATCGCCGACTCCCTGGACGTGCTGTCCTCCTGGCTCGCCGACAGGTACGTCCCTATCTGGCAGGAGGGCAACTTCATCGCCCGCATCCCCCTGGTCCACAGGCTCATACCTGGGGCGCTGCTCGCCGCCAAGGGGGAGGAGTACGTCCTCCTGGCCTGCTTCCTGCTCCTCCTCTACAGGGCGCTGCGCACCCGCCTGGACGCCGGTGCCTCCGCCCTCCTGGCGTCCCTGCCCATATGGCTGTCGGCGTGGATGTCGGCCTATGCTGCCTACGGCAACATATGCTTCACCGTCTCCTGGTTCGGGTGGATGCGGCACTACGAGGTCCTGTACCTGCTAGAGTCGCTCGTCCGGCGCTAGCCAGTATTACCCCCTATGGGCCTCAGGCACGGCAGCCTCTTCAGCGGCATCGGGATGATTGACTACGGCCTGGAGCTTGCGGGCTTCAGGACCGCATGGCAGGTAGAGATAGACCCCTACTGCCAGGCGGTGCTGCGCAAGCACTGGCCGGGGGTCCCTCTCTACGGGGACGTGAAGGAGTGCGGGAGTGGGAGAGAGCACGAGCTTGAGCGGGTTGACCTCGTCAGCGGGGGGTTCCCCTGCACAGACATCAGTATCGCCGGTCACGGGCCGGGAATCGGCACCCCCGACAACCCGACGAAGAGAAGTGGCCTCTGGTACGAGTTCCACCGAATCGTGCGGGAGATGCGCCCTAGGTGGGCAGTCATTGAAAACGTGGCTAGACTCCTGCATACGGACGATGGTGCCGGGGTCATCTTTGACATGGAGAAGGAGGGATATGCGTGCTGGCCCTTCCTACTGGGAAGCCATGTCATCGGAGCGCCCCACGAGAGGCGGAGGGCTTGGATTGTCTGCCGTGACAACCACTCCCACGGCGACTGCGATACTGGTGCAGGAGTGGGACAGGGGCAGCTTCCCGATAACCTCCGGCGGGCGTTTGAGGAAGCGGTCGAAAAGGAACATCACTGGAAGTGCGAACTGGCCGCAGGAGATGATGGCACGCATGGTCCTCCAGAGGAACCCGAGCCTGCTGCCTACAGCCGAGGCGTGCGAAGAGTTCATGATGATTCCCACTGGGTGGACCGACTTAGGTGCTGCGGGAACAGTGTCATATGGTTCTTCCCCGCAGTCATCGGAGCCTACATCGCCCAGGCCGGGGAAGGAGGGGAAGATGGAGACAGAGGAGACTAGGACGGGGGCAGAGGCAGGGGGGCAGGCAGCGCCGCCTGCGCCGGCCGGGCAGGCCCAGGCAGTGCCCAGGGCCAGGAGGCCGAGGGCCAAGGGGGAGTGGGCCTTCATCTCCAAGCGGGTCCTTGCCCGCCTCGACAGGCAGCCCAGCAACCTCCAGTCGTTGGAGAAACGGCTGGTGGAGGTAAAGCATATAGTCAAGGAGGGGCTGACCGAGCAGGCGGAGCTGGAGGAGGCTATCGCAGCCTTCAAGGGCGTGCGTGCCAAGGGCGGCCCCCAGCCACCTGAGAGGCGGCCGGCAAAGGCCAAGACCCTGTCCTAGGGGCATAGTGAGAGTCTACTACAACGACAACGACAAGTTCTGCTGCGGGTGGGTGGAAAAGCTCATCGAGGCAGGGCTTGTCCCCCCTGGGGACATCGACGACAGGAGCATATGCGATATAGGGCCCGAAGAGGTCAGGAGGTACGACCAGTGCCACTTCTTCAACGGGATTGGGGGATGGCCCCTGGCCCTCCTCCAGGCAGGGTGGGGGGACAGGCCCGTATGGACAGGCTCGTGCCCGTGCCAGCCGTTCAGCTCGGCAGGGAGGAAGGAGGGGGTCAAGGATGAAAGGCACCTCTGGCCAGCCTTCTTCGGCCTCATCCAGGAGTGCCGCCCTCCAGTCGTGCTTGGAGAGCAGGTTGCGACAGCGGTTGGAAGGGGCTGGCTCGACATTGTACTCGGAGACCTGGAGGCGGAAGGCTACGCCTGCGGGGCGACTGTACTTGGCGCACACAGCGTCGGCGGCCCCCACATCAGGCAGCGGATATACTGGTGGGGCGACAGGGATTTCAGGGTACCCTACCCCGCAGGCACGGGACTACAAGGGTCCGCAGGGGAGGGCCTACGAGACCAAGCGTGCGACCTGCTCGACGACGAGCAGGGTGGTCGGGAAGAAGAAGCAGCAGGCGCTCGACCTCCCGGCAGTGGCGCTGATGGTGGAGGGAGTGGGGCAGCGCTTCCCGGAGGCAAGGGTTTCTGGAAGGGCTGGGAATGGCTTCTGTTCCGTGACGGCACGAGGCGTCCAGTTGAACCCGGCGCTTTCCCGCTGGCTCATGGGGTTCCCCAGGGAGTGGGACGACTGCGTGGCTACGGTAACGCTCTCTGCGTCCCGACCGCCAAGGCGTTCATAGGGTCCTACATGGAGGCCGTCAGCCCAGCAGTTCCCTGAACTTGTCGGGCAGCCTGCCCGCCAGGCCCTCGTCGAAGTCCTGTAGGTACTCGGGGGGCACCCTGCCCCTTATCCGCCCCACGTCCTGCGGCTGGTCCCAGTAGCGGAACCCTGCGTCCATGAGCTGGTAGAACAGGTCCTTGCGGTGGCCCTTCATGCGGATTACGTCGGTGTCGTCCTGCCCGTAGTTCGGCCCGAACTCCTCCATCCCCAGGGCGACGAGGAGGCCCGGCATGTCCACCCCTGCCTCTGGGCATACCTTGATGTTCACCTCGTAGGAACCCCAGCTCTCCTCCGACTTCCTGCTTATCACCCCGTCCCCCTTGGCCTGGGGTTCTTCCATGAAGCCCTCGTAGGTCTGTGGCATCTTGTAGTCCTGCGCTGTCTCTATCTCGGCCCTGGTCTTTTCCCAGTCCTTGGGGGTCTCCCAGACCCGCAGGTACAGGACCCCGTCCCTTGCCATCCAGCCGTACAGCCAGTCCAGCATGCCGGGCTTGAAGGCGACCTGGTTGTACGTCCTGCCGCCCAGGTACAGGGAGTACCGTGTCCGCTCTTTCTTGGGCCTGGGGTTCCTGTGCTCGGCGGCTCTCTCGGCGGCCCTCTCGGCCGCTTCCCTCCTGGCCTCGGCCTCCTCGGCTTCCTTCTCGGCCTTCTCGGCCGCTGCCTTCCTGGCCTCGGCCCAGTGCTCCGGGCTGACGTAGGGTAGGCCCGATGCCTCTAGCTCCGCCCATGCCCTGCGCCGTGCCTCACGCTCGGCCCTCCTGGTCTCGAAGCCCTTCCAGAACTCCTCGCTCCGGGCTATAAGCTCGGAGAGTTCCGTGCCGCAGTTTTCCATGCTCCCTCCATGCCTATAGTATACACCGAGAAACACCAGGATACAGGGGGAAGTTGGGGCGTTCCCCTAGTAGTTCTTCCAGAGGCACTCCACCTCGTCGGTATTGCTGAGCTTGTTCCGCTTCGGCACCCTGAGGAACGGCTCCCCGAGCGCCTCCAGGTAGGTCCTGTGCCCGTACTCGCTCAGCAGCCAGCGGAACCTGGCGCTCTTGAGCATGCCAAGAGCGGGGCGGTGGCTATGTCGTTGACATGATACTCCTCGAACTTCCACGGGGCGAGGGTACCCACGGCCCACAGGACGTTCCCCCGCCCTGCGAACGGCTCCGTGTAGGTCCTGGCACAGGGCATCTGGTCCACCAGCACCCTGGCCATGCCCGTCTTGCTCCCCGCATAGGGGAGGTTCGGCAACCGCATTGTGTTTCCCCCCGCTTGCATAATACATCGAGGTACATGCTCCGGCCAGGGTATCGTCCCCAAGCCTGGATGGTATTAGCCAGCATGGGACTCGTCTACGGAAGTGTTTGCAGTGGTATAGAGGCAACCACGGTGGCATGGGAGAGTCTCGGGTGGAGGCCTGCCTGGTTCTCGGAAATAGACGAGTTCTGCTGCGAGGTCCTCAGGCAGAGGTACCGGGACAAGTACCCCGAGGCTGACAACCTCGGGGACATGGTAGGGATAACCGGGCACCCGAAGTTCCAGTCCACCCACGTGGACCTAATCGTCGCTGGTACGCCGTGCCCGGCGTTCTCCACAGGTGGCCTGCGGGGGGGATTCAAGGACGACAGGGGGAAACTTACACTTGAGTATGTCAAAATCCTTGGGGCAAAGAAGCCAGAGTGGTTCGTCTGGGAGAACGTCGATGGGGTCATCTCCATGCCCAACGTCCAAGAGGACGGTAGTGTGCCTGATGACAAAAGGTGGCTATTTGGCACCATCCTCGGGGAGATGGTTGAATGCGGGTACGGGGTCGCCTACAGGGTTCTGGACCCACAGCATCTCGGCCTCCCCCAAAGCCGTCCCCGAGTCTTCGTGGTCGGCCATCTTGGCGACTGGGCCGGTCCCGAAAGAGTACTATTTAACGGATACCCATCTGATAACTACACTCCGGGAGGCGGCGATAAAGCGAGGCGCATACCTGCTCTTACTACCCAGACTGCGGGAAATGCGAACGCAAGAGGCGTCGTCGTGGTTGAATGCACTGGCGAAGTGGACTGGGCAGACCCACCGTGCGGAGAAGACCGAAAGTGGGCGGTTCGTGCCCTCACCCCGATGGAGGAAGAGAAAAGGCAGGGATTCCCCGGCGACTATACCGCCATTGACTGGCACGGAGGCCCAGCCCCCGACGCCCTGAGGTACAGAGCGATAGGCAACTCCATGGCCATACCCGTCATGCGGTGGCTGGGGGAGCGCATACAGGAAGTAAACGACCAAATCAAGGGAGGCACGTTCATGGACCAGCATAAGGCAGACACGATAGACGGGGTACCGGTAGCGCCGCCGCAGCCCGAGTTCCAGCCCGAGATAGAGGCCAAGCCCAGGAAGCAGCATAGGACGCAGCAACGGGCATCCTTCCTGCCGCCTGTCCTCTCTCAAATGCTTGGCAGGATTCCCGCAAACGTCCAGATGGCCGAGAAACTACTCAGGGAGCTGGAGGAGCAGGCGGAACAGGTACGTTCCTTCATAGCAGCATTGAAGGCCCAGTCCTAGAATTTATCCCATCCTCTCCTGCTTGAGTACCCTTCGGGTCGTTTTTTTTTGTGGGACACATCAGAATGGCGTATTGTAGTGGTGGCAGCCCTTGTACTGGCTGTACTATATTGATTGGAGGAACTGTGACAACCCCACCTAAAAGCAAGGAGACCATGGACAGGTTCTACCACCACTTCCAGCCGGAGTGCGTGAGGCTCATCCAGCAGATGTCTGACGAGGAGATAGTCTCAGTAAAGCTGTCTGAGATAACGGAAGGGGAGGGGATGGACGTCAAGCGGAACCCCTTCTCTCCCGAGTCCGATGATTATTTCCGCTCTATCATTGAGAGTGGCAAGGAGAAGGACCTTCCGCCCGTCTTCCTGGAGCTTAGCGACGGCACCAAGAGGGACTTTGAGGGGAACCTCATCTTGGCGGGGTACACTATTGTGGACGGGCGTCATCGGGTGAGGGCAAAGCGCCTCCTTGACCCCGAAGGCTGCATCCGGGCCGTAATCTTCTACCCCCTGGCCCCCGTTGAGAGAATCATCCTCGGGGTATGGCCGAACTGGGGTGGACCTCAGAAGATGACCGACGAAGACATTGAGATGAACGTCGTGGCCATGATGAAGCGCAAGTACGATGGCGGCCTTGCCTTGACGGCTGCCGAGGTTCGCAAGGCGTTCCCCTTTATCCCCTCTATCACCCTGAACAAAATCATACACACCGTAGACGACAGGGTGAGCGTCAAGGGCGTAATTGACGCCCGGCGTGCGATACTCAAGGAGGAGATGAGGCGGGACCTGGCCATCAAGCACTTCGGGCTGTCCCCCGCTGACATTAAGGCCCTGGACGACCAGGACTTCCAGAAGACAAGGAACGCCAAGCGTGACAAGGACCGCATGGGACGCCTGGACGGACAGTTCAAGAGCATCAACACGACCCTGACCAACGCCGTGGAGGCCATGATTGAGGACGTGCAGAACCACCGTCTGAGCGTGGCTTCCGCCTGCAAGCGTCTGGACAAGCTGGCTGTGAAGGCGGCTTCCCTGGCCAAGAGGTTTGAATCGTCAAAGGCCAAAATCAAGCGGGCCGAGAGCCTCTCCTTGGCTGTCTAGGCAGGTCATGCTCCCACAAAACGAACACCCTCCACCCCTGTCGGGTGTAATCGGCAAGGGTGGAGGAGTCCCTCTCCCTGTTGCGGGCAATCTTGGCCAGCCAGAACTTGGTGTTGGTCTTGGGGACGGTGAAATGTAAGGGGCAGCCGTGCCAAAAGCATCCGTGGACGAACACGGCTACCCTCTTCGACTTGTTGAGCCAGTCAGGCCCTCTCCCCCTACTATGCCTCAGGCGGCAGCCTGCGGCGGCCTCCACAGCCTTTCGGGCAGAGACCTCCAGCTTGGAGACGGACCTGAACTGCCTCATGTCCAGGCTCACGCCGGTACCTCGTCCTCCCCCGTAACCTTTGGCAGGGCGGCCATCACCCGCAGCCGCATGTAGCCTACGAAGTGCTCCTCGGCGTTCTCGTGCGGGGAGGGGGGGTCTACGGCGGCGTACATGCCCACGCTGTCCTCCGGCCCGTCCTCCACAGGCTCCCGGAGCAGCCCTATTACCCTCCTGGTGAGCAGGCGGACATCGTCTTCCGTCAGCCTGTACCCCAGGCGGGGGGCCTCGCTCCTCACGGCGGCGGATACGCCCATCGGGTAGCGGGCCAGGTACTCCCGCATGCTGCGGGGGGGCACGTAGGGGGCTGTCCTTCCCGTAGCGGGGCTGGTGTCCCTGGACCATCCCTGGATGTGCATCCCCCCCAGGAGGGCGAGGTCCTTCTCGGTCAGGGGTATGTCTGGGGGGCTGGGCGGGTCACGAAAGTAGGGGTCCGGGAGGTCGGGGCAGGGGGCTATCCCCATGCCCCTCAGGAACTCCGTGTCGGTCCTCTCCGACGGCCACTTCCATCCCATGCCTTGACTATACATCGAGAGACCAGGGAATCCCTGGGGATTTTCTGCTTTTCGGCGTATCCTATAGAGAGCGCTATGCCTGTACAGAAGCGTACCTGCGCCAAGTGCGAGAGCGAGTTCGTCCTGCTCCCCGGCAAGCCGGGGCTGGCGATACACTGCCCCGCCTGCTCGGTGGAGACCACGCCCAAGGTCATGGGCAAGGTGTCGTGGGACGGCAAGCACTTGCAGCTATTGGAGATTACCTCCGACAGGAGGGCCGCCATGGCCTTCAACAGGGCACAGCAGCACAGCGGGGGGCTTACAGGCCCCCTGTCCGTGTTCAGCGTGGGCAGGGACCTAGCGGACGGGGAGGCGTCTAAGGTAGGCTCGGGGGCCGAGGGCGGTGCGGTTTACCGCTCCCGCCTGGGGGAGAAGCGTACCGTCAAGAGGTAGGTCCTCCGGCTCGTCCGGGTGAAGCTCCAGCCACTCCTCCAGCTCCGGCCATGCCTCGTCCCCGTCCTCCAGCACCCCGAACGACTGCGTCTCCGGCAGGGGCACGTCGTCCATTGTCCCAAACGAGCCAAACCTGACCTCGTCCCAGGGGAGGCAGTCCTCCACCGGCAGGCCCGCCCGCTTGAGGACGGGGCGCACCGAGAGGGCTATCCCCACTGCCCTGGGGAAGGTGCTACTCACGTGTGCCGGTGACGAACTTGTACTTCAGGATGAGGGTATCGCTGTCCAGCGTCTCCGCCCGTGCGAAAGCCTCGTAAACGAAGCCCCCGTCCGGCGTGCTGCACCAGACCGCTGCCTGCGCCCAGGCATCGTTGATGCACTCCTGTATCTCCGAGTCCGTCAGCCTCTCTACCAGCCTCTTCACTCGGCTGCCCGTGATGCTGAGGGACAGCCCCCCGCCGAGTCCCTGGATGACCTGCTGCTCCATCTGGTCTAGCTGGACCTCCCCCGTGCCCGGTATATGGTCGAGGGGCGGCCGGCTGGTCAGCCTGTAGGCGGAGATGAAGGTGGCGGCTATCTCCGCCATCACCCTCTTCAGGAAGCGGCCTAGCTGTGCCTTGTAGTCCCCCGTGGCGGCCGCCGTCTTGGGCCTGTCCTGCTCCGAGGCTAGCTGGGAGAGGGCGTCCCCGCCCGGCTGCCCGTCGTAGTGCTGGTAGAACTCCTCCTCGAACAGCCCGCCCCTGTCCTGGTCCTCCTTGCGGAACGCCCCGCCTGGGGGTGCGTCCTGGCGGTAGCGGTAGAAGCTGCCAGGCTCCGCCCAGTTCCTTATCTCCCCCTCCTCATGCAGGGGCGTCCCCTCCACGACCATGGGCTTGCCGCTGTTGCCCAGCGCCCCGCCGGCCGGCGAGGTGCTGGTGTTCGGCCCGGCGTCCACGTAGCTGAGCTTGGTCAGGGTGTCGAAGGTCCTGTCCAGGGCAGCGGTCAGGCGGTTCTCCTCGTCCTCGTTTCCCGTGAGCAGGGGGCCGTTGAGCGAGTTGCCGCTGACCTCCGAGGTCATGGGGGCGTTGGTGGCGTTGGGGTAGTCCACAATCTCGTGCTGTATCTCCGGGTAGAACTCCCGGAGCGCCTGGCCCGGGAAGAAGAAGTTGAACCCGGCCCTCCTGCTGCCCAGCTCCCTGGGCGGCATCTCGGGGTTCAGGTGGTCGTCCCCGGCATGCTTCGAGAACACGGCCAGGTCGCTGGTGCCGAACCTGCACAGCGGGCAGTGGAACGGCCCGGCATGCCTGCCTGCCGCCCCTGCCTTGACCTGCTCCGGCCTGGGCCCCGGCCCTGCCTGGCTGATGCCCGAGGTCACAGGCTCGGGGCTGTAGTCCTTCTTCCTGAAGTACCTCATCCAGGAAGGCTCCTCCCTGGGCTTCTCCACGGGGGCCTGCTTGGGCATGCTGGCGGACAGTATCTCCTCTGCCGTGCCCTCCTCGCCCCCCGGCACCACCAGCTCCACCCCCCCGCCGTGGAAGTGCAGCCTTGCCATGATGCCGTGGCCCCTCAGGACCTCCACGGCGCTGGAGGCCTTCTCGTACTCCCCTGCATCCCAGTCCCTTACCGCCCCCCCGCTCTTGCCTATGGGGGTGGCCAGGGAGAACTCCCGTCCCCACTTGCCGGTAGCGGCCTCTACGAACCTGCCGACGTTCTCCGGCGAGGAGAAGGACGATACCTTTGCCTTTCCCTTGATGGTGTAGCCTACCGTGTTGCTGCCTACCATGCTTGCCTCCTTGGAGCCTAGCACCCTCATGTCCATGCCGGCCGTCTGCCTCCACCTCTCGATGCACTGCCCGCACAGCCTCGTTTTCATGCCGAAGGCCCTGACATAGCTCTGCGGCGGGCGGGGGCACCTGCCTGCCCTGTGGTCCCCTGCCTCCTCGCAGAACAGGCTCTCGCAGTCGCACTGCCCTTCCAGCGCTGCCTCTATGCCCATGGCCCTCAGCCCTTCCTTCATGTCCTCGGGAAGCTCGACGTCCTCCCCAGGCCTCTGCCTCATCCTTGCCGCCGCCTCTGCCGACCTCCTCTGGGTCTTCTCCTCCTCTACTTCCCACTCGGCCATCTCCAGCCAGTTCGGCTCCTGCCACTCCGGCAGCGGCCCGCTCCCCATGTCCGACCGGATGAGGTCCATGGCCTGGTTCAGTATGTCCCCGGCCTCGCCGTACTCGCTCGGAGGAGGGGCCTTGCCCTCTATCTGCCGTGCCTCGAACTCCCCCCGCTCGGCTATCGTGTCCTGGAGGCCCTCGTCGAACTCCGCCTTCGCCATGTCACGGATACGGCGGAAGTGCTTGGCGAACATCCTGGCAACCGTCCCGTACACCTGCTCGTCGGGCCTGCCCGACTTCAGGGCCTCCCGGACAATCAGGTGCATCAGGTCGTTAGGCCTGCGCTCGTTACCTATCATGACGTGGACGTACCACGTCTGCCAGTCTGTCCAGCCCTCGTAGCTCAACGCCTGTCCCCCCCTGGGTCCAGCCCTAGCAGGCCCTCAGCGGCGTCCCCGGCTGCCCTAATAAGGGAGGCAGCCTTCTTCTCCTTCGGCTCGCTGTTGAGGCCGCCCTCCCCTACCTGCGGCGTCTCCTTCTCGCCCCATGCCACGGGAGGGAGGTTGGCACCCAGGTCCGCCAGGTCGCCCAGCCCTATCTCCATGTCCACGGCCTCGTCCAGGTCGTCCCCCACCGGGGCGCATGCCTGCTTCCCGAGGTCCAGCGGGTCGGTCGTCTGGGTGGCCTCGGGGGTGCCTGCCAGCTCTGCCTTGGACTTGCCCTCTACCCCCCTCCTGGCCTCCTCCACGTCCGGTGCCACCGACTGGTCGCCCTTCTTGGTGACCAGGAAGTTCTTGCCGCAGGAGCCGCAGCAGAACTGGTTCCTCCTGCTGCCTTTCCCGGCCACCAGGAGCTTGCCCCCGCACTTCGGGCACTTGCGGTCTATGGGGTTGGTAATAACCGCCTGCTTCGCCAGCTCGATGGGGTCCTTGGTCTGGACAGACTCGGGGCTGTTGGAGAGGCACTCCTTGGCACCGTGCTCCAGCTTCTCCCTTGCGCCGGAGAGGTCCTTCTGGATGCCCTCCGCCTTCTTCGGGGCAGGCTGGGCGGCCCGTACCTTCTCGCAGTTGCACGGCCCTGCCTCGTGCCTGTAGCCCGTGCAGGCGGGGTGGGCGGTCTTGCAGAGGGAGCAGCCGCACCCTATCCTGCGGTCGTCTGCCTTCTTATCCTTCTTCTCCTTCTTGTCGTCCTTCTTCTCCTTCGGCCCGTCGCCGAGCGGGAGCTTGGACTTCACCTTGGAGGTGCCGCCGTCCAGGGAGATGGAGATGTTGATGTCCCCGTGCTCCGTGGCCAGCCTGGGCACCCCGCCTGCGTCCTCGCCCCCCTTCTGGTCCGCCAAGGCGCAGGGGTCGGTGGTCTCCGGCACCTTGGCCGGGGGTGCCTCCGACTCCGCCTTTGCCTGGGCCACCTCGGGCTGCACCGGGGCCGCTGTCCTGAAGCGTGCCATCGCCTCGGCGAAGATGTCGCCGAACTCCCGCACGCTGGACTGGCGGTTCCTGCGCAGCCATGCCTCCTTCCTCCTGGCCGCCTCCCTGCTCCTCTCGGAGGCCGCCACGCCCATGCTGCCTGCCGGTGGGGCGGCTATCTCCTCCGCCACCTCCTCCTGGGGCAGGCTCCCGTGCCCGCCCGTCTCGACGAAGGTCTCAAGCTCAAGCTGCACCCTGTCCACGGCGTCTGCGGCCTCGGAGAAGTCGTCCATGTTGTAGGCACGCTCCAGGTCGGTCCTTATGTCCTCAAGCGCCGGGCTTTCGCTCCCCTCCAGGGCGTCGAAGGCATGCTTGATGTCGTCCTTCGGGTCCGTCTCGGAGTAGCCGCTGAAGAACCCCTCCAGCGCCTTCAGGGCGTCCTCGGCCTTCGTGACGTCGTGGTAGCCCGCCACCTTAGCGCTGGCCTGCTTCGATGCAAAGGATAGCGACAACACTTCTGACCTGGAGGGAACTTCCCTCTTCTCTAGCTTCCTGCTCTCTTCTGTGGACATGGACCTCCAGCCGCACGGGCAGGCGAACTGCTCATCCTCCGGGCGGGACTTATGGGCGGTGCCCCCGCACTGGGGGCAGCGCATCATACAGTCGGAGGTCTTCCTGAGCGCTACCCTCCTGCCTAGCCCGAGCCATTCGCCCACCACCTCACGCACGTCGGGGGCATAGAACTCCCTGTGTGACAGGCCAGCGGTCTTGGGCTTCTCGGCGTCGGTCTTGGGGTGTATGGTGCCCTCCCCGCCCTCCTCGCTTGCCGGGTTGTCCGCCGTGTCGGCCCGCTTCGCCGCAGCCTCCTTCTTCTCCTCCTTCTTCTCGTCCTTGGCGATGTCCCCCTTGTGCTCGCACCACCCGCAGGTGCAGTCCGCAGGGTGGACCCCGTAGCCCTTCTTCAGGGCAGCGGTCACGAACTGCCGGTTGTACGCCTGGCAGCGGGGGCAGCCGTCGATGTGCTGGTTGTAGACGGAGGCCATGCTGAGCCTCCTGGCCCCTGGACACTCCGGGTCGATGACCATCCATGCCCCTGCGACCTTGTACGCCGCCCGCCTCGGGGCCTCTCCCATCTCGTCTATGCTGTACTGCTCCGAGGAGTTCTCGAAGTAGTAGTTTACCAGCCCCTCCCAGTCCTCGTCGGCGGCGAGGGCCCTGGCCTGCTCGTCCTCCTCCCAGTCGATGTCCCCCGCCATCTTGTCCTTGACGTAGCCGAGGACGAACTGGAATGCCTCCTCGTAGGTGGGGAACTCCTGCACGATGGCACCTCTGTTGCTCCAGGAGTACCTGGTCTCGTTAATCCAGGCCACCCAGGACCCCTGCTTCCTCGACGAGCCGGAGTGGGCGTGCATGTCCTGGAGGTGCTTCTTGGCCGCCCCCTCGGACGTGTGGCTGGACAGAATCTTGCCCGTCCTGTGCGACTTGACGCACCACTCCGCCAGCTCCCCCTTGGAGTTCCTGTGCCCCTTGCAGTGGGCGACGTACGCCACCTTGGACAGCGAGGCGTTCTTGTCCGGGGCCAGCTCCGGCTCCTTGCCCCTGGTGTTCTTCTTCTCCTGGTCGGTCTTGGGGTCCATCGCCCCCTCCCCGCCCTTCTCGTTGGCAGGGTTGTCGGCGGTGTCCGCTGTCTTGGGGTACTCGGCCTCCACCCGCTTCTTCTCGCTGCTGCCGCACTCGGGACACTTCACCGGGCTGCCGTGCTCCTTCAGGCAGTTCAGGCACTTGTACTTGGCCGCAGCGCTGGCCTGCTTCCCGGCAGGCTCTACCTCCCATCCCCCACGGCTGAGGCCTATGCCCTCGCCCTGCTTATCCATGATGTGGCCCAGGCACTCCTCCATGGTGCAGGGGCCGTGGACTATCTGGTTGTCCTGCTTGACCACGTAGGACTCCTCCTTCGGGCCTTGCA